TTATCTGCTCAAGAGCCATGAACTCTTCTAAGTCTGTACCTCCTACCCCTTTAGCTTTCTTTTTCTTTAGGTTCTTCTCTATTGCTTCTTTAGAGAATACAAAATCGCTTATATGTTTTGCACAGCCACTCAGTTCTTTACCGTTGGACACAAATTGTTTTATGACACTGAAAGCAGCGTTAGCTGCGGCTAGTTCTGCTAACATTTTATTTTTTCCTTATAGGTTTACAGTATGCTGTTATCTCTAAATTAGCTCCTTCCTTTTGTGGTATTGAAGGTTGGTTGTGCAGTCTCTCTGCAAAGTATAAACATCTATCTATATCTTGGAAGGTTTGTGTTTGGTCTACTACTCTTAATCCCATCATAAACACAAGCACAAACTCAATCATTTATTTATACAGGTACTCCTTGTACCTCCTCATTCTTTTTTTCTATGTGACATTCACAATTACATTCTTCGCAGTCACATTCGTAACATTCGCATGTATCACACTTTTCTTTTATCATTTTCGTGTTTCTTTCTTAATTGCTCTTTTGCTATTCTTGCAAGTCTTGCTTGCTCTTTCTTCCCAGATACTTTGGCTCGTTGTTCAAGGACTGTAAGTATCTGTATCTTTCTCGCAAACGGTTTATTAATTCTCTTAACTTTTGCAATGGTTGCTTTGGCATCTGCGACTGTGGCAAACTTGATACTAACTGTGTCTTTAGGATTTTCATCCGTATACAGTCTTCTGTCACTGCCCTTTGGTTTTTTACCTGTGCCAACTTTAGGGTCTGCCTTCTTCTTCTTCATCAGCTTCTATATCCACCGCCTTTAGCTTTATATTGTTTGGCAAGCATTTGGGCTTTTCTTGCAGACCATTGACCGGGTGCACCGCCTGAACCACCCGACTTGATTTGGCTAAATAATCGCTTACGCATGGATGGTTTAGTATAATTCCCAGCACTGTTTACTGTACTCCCGCCTTTACTTAACTTAATTTTAGATAAAGCCTTTGCCTGACCTGCATGTGCTTTACTAGCTTTCTTTAATTTACTTGCTACTTTTTTTATTGTTGCTTTTGCTTTTTTTATTGCCATCTCTATCCTCATAAAGATTATTAAATGTAGTATATGGGTCTAAGTAAGACTCATGTGACTCTGCTGAGTGTGTCCACTGTGATGGTGTAAAATCAGGAGCACCTTCACCTGTAACCCATAAAGCAGGACTTGTGGCTCTTACTCTGTTATTCGGTAAGGCTACAATGTTACCTGTCCATTTACCTGCATCAATCAAATACATTACGTGTGATTGTTTATGCTGTGCAGGGTCATCTGCTATATCACTGTCAGTATAGTCCACTGTAAACATATACTTAGCTTTGTAGAACTCATTGTCTATCTTACACAGCCATGGACTAGAACTTACTCTGTCCATTACTATAACACTATGATGCCTAGACTCACAATCCCAAGGTTGACACAAGTGGTCTTCCATTGGCTCTGCCCATTCATCTACAGGTATATCAGCTACAAGTGCTTGTATTGGCATCCTAGCCCACATAGCACCACCATGTACATTATCTTCTTCAGTACTTCCAGTAAAGACTACCTGAAAACTTAATGACCTGTCAGGTATGGTATTCACGGCAAACGCTAATGCGTGGAGATATTCTCCGTGGTAGTCCAGATGATTACATGTGAACTCCCTACGTACCCAACATTTAAAATGTGGTACGTTACTTATCAGATAAGACATTACTTCTTTTTAGCAGCTCCACCCTTAGCCATGTACTTAGTCTTTTTAGTTGCACCACCCTTAGCCATGTACTTAGTTTTCTTAGCCATACCACCTTTAGCTGCTGTCATTTTTTTAGTAGTCATGGTTGTTTTCTTTTTGTTTGTCATGCCTTTTGGTTTTGGCATAACTTTAACAAATAAGTCTCTAATTACCTTTTGTTTTTCTTCACCCTTTAGACCTTTAGTTGCATCTTTGATAATCTGTTTCATTATCTGTGCATCAGTCATTCCTTTTTTCGCATCCATAGCCATTATTTTGTTCCTTTCTTAGGTTTACCCATGCCTATCATTATTACAAGTCCACCCTTACGGTAGTCCATACTTCCTGTTTTCTTTTTCTTAGCTATTCCACCACCATACATGTAACCCATCTTGTTACGTACAGTAGTAGGTAGTTTCTTTAATCCTGTTTGATTAGGCTTAGGCGTAGCTAATCCACCTTTATTTAAAAGATTTGCGTCTCGTAAAGTACGAATAGGTACTTGACCTTTTAGTTTCTTCTGCATATCTTTAATAGCATTTTGTAGTAGCTGTCCTTTTTCTCCTTTTTTATCTGAGGCAGATAAATTATCATACAGCTTCTTTTTCTTTTGTACTTGTTCAGCTAAGGCTTTTGCTTTACCTTTAATAGCAGCCATAAATGCCATAGAAGAAGGTCCACTTACTGCACCTTGTGCTTTTAGTTCTTTTTGTGTCATAGGTGCAGTTTTAAGAGCATCTTTACTTTCATCACCTCTTACAATTTTATTTACGCCTCCACCTGACTTTTGGTTTTTGTTAACGTTTAATTGTCTTTTCTGTTCTTTTTTTAAAGTTTCAGTAACTTTTTTGTTATCTGTTTTTTTACGTGCATCTTTAAAATTTGTTTTTCTATCGGATGAATGACCCTGAACTAATTTTGCTTCTTTTTTTAACTCTTTAAGAGTCTTTGCTTCTAACTCTTTTTTCTTCTTGCTAGTTTTTTTACCTAAAGCTTTTAATATATTAGCGGCTAATTTTGCTTTTGCACTCATGTGATTGCTCCTTTTGCTCTTTTCTTTACGGCTGCTTTTTTAACATCCTTATAATCTCTACGTGTTTTACCTTGTAACATATTCATGTAATCACGTAAGGTTAGACCTGATTTTCTTAACTGCTCTTTAGTTACTATAGGTGTTTTCTTTTTAGTGGTTGTGCTTTTCTTTTTATTCATTAGCTTTTTAGTAGCGTCACTTTTTAACTTAGAGTATTTGTTTGCGTCATTTTGAGAAGACTTGACACCTTTTTCATTTTTAGCTATTTTAGACATTTGAGTTTTATATTTATCGGACATCGTTTTTGTTTTAGTTGATGTTGTTTTTTTCTTTGGTTTAATTTTAGTCTTAGAACCTGCAATGTACGTATTAAATATATCTTTAAAATTCATTCCAGATAGTATGCTTTTCTTTTCCTTTATATTTTTTACAGTAGTAGGATTTTTTGAACCACTGCTTTTACTACCTGTTCCTAGCTTAGAACTTTTAGGCTTAGTCAAGCTTGATTTTTTTTTAGTTGTTTCTTTTTTAGACTTAGGTTGCACTAAATCTTTTTTTAATCTTTGTTTATATTTTTTTATAACGTCTTCAGACATAGTATTACTCCTACCATTTTACCTTATGCGACCAGTACTTCGCTGATAACTTTGAAGTTGGTTTGCCTTGAGCATTATGTCTAGCATAATAACTCTTCTTACGTGCCTTATCCTTCGCTGTGGTAGGATTTTTACCAGCACCTTTAACGCCTTGCTGACCAAAGCGTATTAATCTAATTTTATCGCCTTCCTTGGCTAATACGGCATGTGACTTCTTAGGATGTTTAGGGGTACGTTTAGGTTTGTTATAACCTGAAAACTTCTCACCTGATTTTTCTACAGTCATACGCCTTGTCCTTTATTATCACATTTGTACCGAAGAGCAACATACTCAGGCATCCACTCAGGTAACTCTACAGCTATCTGATATGCTCTCTTTACGCACTGTGATTCTTTTTGGTATGGTCCTTGTGTATCTTGTAATGTCTGACAGTTCGTTGGGTCTTTCAACATACAAATAAATACAAATGCTTCAAACATCATTTAACATCCCTTCTGCCTTCATTGCAGTCTCTACATGTTTCAGAGTGTATCGCACTCCAGTGTCGGCTTCAATAGCAGCACGTACATAAAATACGGAACTATGGGGAATGTGCAATTCTTTTAGTTTGTTATTACGGATAGCATCATAAAATGCTTCTAACATATTCTCTGGTGTATATAGTTTTACTGATTTTCGTTTCATTGTCAAGCAACTTTTTATTTATTACGGATATATTTATTAGGGAGGATTACTTATGTGTACATTTAAGTGTTACATATAAGTGAATTTAACAAGAATAAGTAATAAACATTTAAGTGTTACATTATAAGTGTGTGTTGATTATGCCCTAAGTTATACCATCAATCACGATACTTGTCAACCCCAATTATTTTTAGGCATGTACGATTATAACATGCGTGTGATATAAATGCAACACTTATTTGTGTGTGCTTGTGTGTATATGTTTGTACAGTTTCTATTGTAGTTAACACTTAGTTTTCCTAATCTGTGTATTTCTGTATATATATATAACCCCTACCCCCCACTGACCCCTGCCGAGGGCTAGGGATTGGCTAGAGTTCTCATCTCAAAGAGTCTTTTCTGATAGAATTGAAGACTTCTTCCCAAGCTCTATATGCTAAAGCATATAAAATGTAGTAAAATCAAGTACTTATTCTAAGTAAACAACTCATTTACTATCAGTTTCCTATTCATCTTCGATGAGAAGTGTGACATTTTTGCAACAAGAGGTAGTACGGAGTGGAGGAGTATGGCTTTTTTACTACCCTAGTGGTAGTAAGTTAAGTGTCCAATGTTGGACTGTTGAAGTCTTCTTAAAAAAACAATGTCGATACTTACTTCGACAAAGTCTATTGATGGCTTGACAAACCGAAACCATTTAGTTATATATTAAATTTAAAGCACCTTGAGTTCTTACGAAAGGTGTTTAAATTTAATTAATATAACTTAGGAGAAAACATATGACTAACATTTCAACACTTCAGTCAATCGGTTCAAACTTAACTAAAATCTACAACAAAGAGCAAAAGGCTTTGAAAGTGAAAACTACAAAGATGGTTTTCAGCAAGGAGAGTTTTGACTTTGAGCTTGGAAAGCTACAGTCTGAAATCTTAACCATTGAAAATGTTAAGATTATTAGTAAGGCTTTAGCCTTAAAGTATGGAATTAATTCCATCGATAGAAGAAGAAAAAGCGAAGCTTTATGGTTATTCTCCAATCATAGTGACATAGTCACTTGGTTAAACCAAAACCCTAAGAAGAGGTTTACCTCTTTAACTGCTCTGCAAAGAGCTTACAGCTTGGCTAATAAGCCAAAAGATGAACCAAAGGTTCAAGATGAGACAGAGTCTCAAACTACAGAAGATACTTCTTCTGAAGAGTCCAATGTTGGACAGTCTGTCAAAGAAGAACCGAAGGTTCAAAAGAAGCTTTCAGCTTCTGATGTAGCTTTTGAAGCTATACTAGCTTGTGATACCAATGGTATCTCAAAGAGTGACTTCATCAAAGCCCTTAAAGAGCAATTAGCTCTTTTAGAAGAAGATAACCTTAAGAAGGTAGCTTAACAGCTATCTTCTTTGTGAATGATAACTTTAACATTTAGAGATATAAATAATTAATACTTGAATACTTACGAAAGTATTAATTATTATATATATCTTAGGAGATAAACATGGCGAGACTTAAAAGAAAACTTTGGTGTAAAACTACTGTAAAGCGAAGCTTTGGTTCTAATTATAAACATAAACCATTACGAAGTAATTGGATTCAGATGGTCAAAGACCATGATGAGCCATTGGAAGTTTATGTTTCAAGAAAGAATGAACTTGAAACTAAGATGTTCAAAGAAGCTCTTACCAAAGGTAAACTGTCCAATGTTGGACACTCTGACAATAGCGAAGCTATTGCAATGTTAGATGAAATGTTAAACGGAGTTTAAAATGAGTAAATTAGATGGAGTATTAATATTCCTTTTAGGAATACCTGTAACTTTAATGGCTTGGATAACCTTATCAGAAGAGGAAGGTTATTACATGAGCGAAGCAATCAACCAAGGATTCCCTTTGGGAATAATGTTTGTTGGTTTAATCGGAGCAATGGGATTAACTTTGTTAATGACAGGATTATTTATAATCCACCATTTCCGAAACAATTAGTAATATAATAATAAATAATATAATATTTTAATGAAATATTATTTATTATATATATAACTTAAACAGTCCAATGTTGGACACTTTAACTTAAACGGAGTTTATTATGAAAATTACAAGAATGTCAGCTTTTACTAACAATGTTCATACAATGGACATTGATGTAACTCAAGAGCAATTAAGCTCTTGGGAGAATGGTACTCTTATTCAAGATGCCATGCCAAACTTATCTGCTGATGAACGAGAGTTCATTAAGACAGGTGTAACTCCTTCGGAGTGGGCTGAGTTCTTCGGAGAAGAAGACGAAGATGATGGTCAGCCTTCATGGGAGCAGGAGTGGGAAGACTTCGGAGAAGTGTACTCTGATGAGTACTAACTGTCCAATGTTGGACACTTTAATTTTAACTTTTAATCGGAGATTAATATGAGATTTAATTATGGATATCAAGATTTGCCTTCTGACATCATAGCAAAGGGTAGCAGGTACGTGCTAGAAAAGGTTGAAAACCTTAAGGAAGGGAGTTGTGTCTTACGATACATATCTCTTAATCAAATCGTTTCTAGTTATTCTTCCTATGAGGAAGGGTTAAAAGACTTGGCAAAGAAAGAGTATGATGAAATATTACTAGATATTAAAGAGTATCTTTATATCTACGATAGAGTTAGGGAGTATTAAAATGATACATTTTAAAGATATTGATAGAGAGAAGTTCCGTAAGTACTATGATAAGATTGAAAACAATCTTCCAAAAGATTATTCATTTGGATATATTGGAAATATATGGGAGAAGTGGCAGTCTGATGATAGAGGTTTTTACATAGAAGATACCGAAGGTAAAAAGCTAGGCTATGGATACTACGACATCAATGAACTTGATGGACTATGGACTGCACTAGATAAAAAACTTTAGTAATATAATAATAAATATACTTGAATGTATATGAAAGTATATTTATTATATATATAACTTAAACATCACGGAGAATACAATGGCTAATGGTTACATTTTATATGAAGGTCAATCAATGATTGATGGTCAAGATATTGTTGTTATTGCAACGGGATTTGATAAGGATTCTAGCAATAGCAAGACAGGTAGCATGATACAGACATGGATACTTTGCAAGGACATAGACCCACGTGAAGCTAATAAGCTTGGCTTGGACTATTCTATTTGTGGAGACTGTAAGCTTCGAGGTACTGCTGTTGATGCTTCTTCCGATAGGAAGTTAGCTGAAAATAGGGCTTGCTATGTTGCAATCTACCAAGCACCTTTGAATGTTTGGAAAACATACAAGAAGGGTAATTATGATTATGTTCAAGGACATAATGATTTAGCTGAACTTGGCAAGGATAACATCATAAGACTTGGGTCTTATGGTGACCCATCAGCAGTACCATCTTATATTTGGGATAGCCTTCTATCTTACTCAAAAGGTAGAACGGGCTATACACATCAGAAGGTCAATCAAAGATATGACCTTTGTATGAAGAGTGCTGACACTCTAGAAGAAGCACAAAGTGCTTGGGCTAGTGGTATCAGAACCTTCAGAGTAATCAAATCTGTTGACTCTGTAGTCAAAGGTGAAGAAGTTCTATGTCCTGCATCAGAAGAAGCAGGTAGACGTACTACCTGTGAAAGCTGTAAGCTTTGTAGTGGTTCAGTTATCAATGCAAAGAGCATTGCTATTGTAGGACATGGAACAGGTGCTAAGTACATATAACAATTATAATATATATAATACTTAAATGTATATGAAAGTATTATATATATATTATTATAACTATTGGAGATTAAATTGCGAAAGATTAAATACGAAACATTTGAAAAGATTTCTGTTAAGAAGACAGTCAAGAAAGATAAACGTGATGATTGGAAGCGAGACAGACAAGCCTTACGTAAAGTTAAACGTAACATACAAGAACGGAATTTTGCATAATGCAAAGTAACTGTCCAATGTTGGACACTAACTCTCAATGAAAGGAGAACACTATGAGTAAGAAGACATTCAACGTTTCCTATTGGAAGCAATCTACAGGTCGTACAGGTCAATGTTTAAGCGAGAGAGGTCAAAACCTTTTTGATACTCTTCAGCCTATATATGAAGAGGTGGTAGGTTTACCACTATCTAAGATGAAACTGTACAAGCTGTCTTTAGAGATGTCTAGAGGTGCTAAAGCAGACGAAGGATTCTACATACAGAATACTGCGACTACTGCTTTCATGGTCTTAATACAAGACTTAACCTCAGTTTGCAGAGCAATCAGAAAAGGGAAAGAGTTCAATAGTAAAAGCTATGGTTCTTTCAAAGTAAGTAACCTCAAAGACCTAGCCAAGTCTAAGCTAGGCAGAAAGAGAAAGGTAGCCTAATGACAATACCATATTGGCAAGTAGGTATCAAGATAGGTGCAGAGAGTGGGCAAGTTAATGTCCACTCTGATGCCCTACCTGATGCATCATGGGAGTATGCAATTGAACATGCTATGGATACTGCTAGAGCAGTTCACCCAAACGAGAGAATAGAATTTTTATATGTGAAGGAGTACAACTAATGAGAGCAATACTAATTGACCCAATCAACGAAACAATCGAAGAGGTAGAATACAACGGAGATTACACACAGATATACAAGCACATAGATGCTAGTACCTTTGGTGTTGTGGACATTCCAAATGAGGATACTATTTTTGTAGACGATGAAGGATTGCTTAAGGAAAACAATCACTTCTTTCTTCACAAAGATGCCTATACACCTATAGGTGGTAAGGGTTTAGTGCTAGGTCTTGATGATAGAGGAGAGAGTGTGTCTGCTCATTCAACCCTTAAAGAGTTAAGGCATAGTATTACCTTCATAGGTAAGCAAGCTATAAATCATAGCAATGCAGGATTCACCATTAAGGAATGGGAAGATGCCTAACGACAAGGATACAATGATTGTGCTTATTATTAGCACATTTGTTGTGTTATATTTTTCAAGTTACATAGGAGTATAAAATGGCTGACGTAAGTGCAAAAGTAAAAGAGATAGATGTAAAGCTAAAACCACAAGAGTTGTCAATGATTATTGATGCTCTCTATGAAAATTTAGAGGACATGGAGTGTGCTAATGATGACTTCTCACAAGTGACTTTGAACGTAGAAGGTAGGCTACCATTCTATAAAGTGGAGAAACAATCAGACCCACACGTTAGAAAATGGTTTATCAAGTATAGAAGATTGGCTGTACAACTAGATAGAATGTATGTTAAGGTAAGAAAACTAGGAGGAACATGGTAATGAATGTACTAAGTTTATTTGATGGTTGTAGTGGTGGTCAACTTGCCTTGCAAAGGGCAGGTATTCACGTAGACAACTACTATGCAAGTGAGATTGATAAGTATGCAATCAAAGTGACACAAGCTAACTTTCCTAACACTATTCAGCTAGGAGATGTTACACAAGTAAAGCCTAGCGAAAGAGGTATGGGTGTTGATTATGCCTTAGACTATGACCCACCTATTGATTTGCTTATGGGTGGTTCACCTTGTCAAGGATTCTCATTCGCAGGACATCAGCTTAACTTTGATGACCCACGTAGTAAGTTATTCTTTGACTTCATACGTATACGAGATGAGTGTAAGCCTAAGTATGTACTGCTAGAGAATGTACGTATGGCTAGAAAATCACAAGATGTGATATCTGAGTACATGGGATTTGAACCACAAGCATTAAACTCTAAGTATGTATCAGCACAAAACAGATACAGATTGTATTGGTTTGGTAAACTATACTATGATGTTGAAGATGACTTTGAACACTATCCTAAGTATGAGCAGATAACTATACCACCTATGATATGCAAGGGTTTGACTATGCAAAACATACTAGAAGATGGCTATGCTACAGATGAGATGACTAGCAATGGCAAGTCTCATTGTCTTACTGCTAGATATAATGGTGCAGTATGGTGGAATAGTATTGAACGTAAACAACGTACTATGGTACTCAAGGATAACCCTACCATGTCCAAAGATGGATTGATTAGGGTAGGTACTGCTGACCTCAAAGGACATGACTCAATCAAGCGAGTGTATGCACAAGAAGGTAAAGCACCTACACTTACTACCATGCAAGGTGGACACAGAGAACCAAAGGTTGCTATTGGTAGGATTGTTAATCGTAGACTAGATGAGCATGGTACTAGGAAAGATTATCAACTTGAGTTGCCTTACACAAGACAGATAGAAGTTCGCAAAGATGAGAAGTCTAACTGTCTCACTACTGTACAAAAAGATAACGTGCTAGTCTCTAAAGATATGTGGCGAAAGCTGACACCACTTGAGTGTGAACGATTGCAGACATTACCTGACAACTATACCAATCATGTATCCAATAGTCAGCGATACAAAATGATTGGCAATGGGTGGACAGTTGATGTGATTGCACATATACTCAAGGGCATACCATTAGCTGAGACATGGCATGAAATGTATAACAACAACAAGGAGATGGTATAATGACAATGTATAGATTAGGAATAGTAGAAGATAATAAAATGAATAGAGAACAATTTTTTGAGTGGCTTAATAAGTATAAAGGAACTTACAAATTTATTGAAGATGACTATGGAGAAGTTACAATAAAATTTTTAGTTGATGAAACAGAGGAGAACGTATAATGGCTAAGAAAAAAACTAAATCTGAATTAATTGAAATCTCTAGACAAAAAGGTATTCAAGGCATGAGTGAGGAACAGATGAAAGCAGTTAAAGAAGCTGAACAACATTTAAGTTCAGCACTACAGATGTTGTTTGATTGTCAAGACTTATATCTGTCTGACATAAGAAACTTAGAGCAAAGTATGTGGGATTTAAGACGTAGCTTTGACTTAGATAGAAGGGATTGGCGATAATGATTGAAGCACTCATGTGTCTAGCACTCAATGTCTACCATGAAGCTAAGAACCAAAGTTTCATAGGGCAAGTAGCAGTAGCACAAGTTGTAATGAATAGGGTAAAGGATGAAAGGTATCCTAACAATGTATGTGACGTAGTTAAACAAGGCTTAACATACAAATGGAATCCATCTATACCTATCAGGAACAAATGCCAATTCAGTTGGTACTGTGATGGTAAGAGTGACAAGCCTAAGAACAAGGAAGCTATCAAGCAAGCATTGAAAGTTGCAAGTGGTGTATACAAGGGCAACCTAGATGACTTTGTTGAAGGTGCGACACACTACCATGCCTACTATGTGAATCCTAGTTGGGCAGAGACTAAGACTTATGTAACAAGAATAGATGACCACATATTTTATAGATGGGATATTGAAAGGAGTAAGAAATGAATATAAGTGATATGCTATGCGATATGTATGACATTAAAGAACAAGTCAAACAAGCTAAGTTATATGATAAACCAAAGGATAATGATGGCAGTAGTTTTACTGTTGGAGATTGTATTGAGAATGTCATTGACCAATTAACACAAAAATATAATACAATATGGGAGATAAAAGATGACACGTGAAGATAAGATAAAGTTTATTATCAGACAAGAAAGATTAGCAGGAAATCTTTGGAAATGGATTGAAGAAGCTGATGATGAAACAGTAAATGATTTGTATGATTATTGGACACAGGAGATAGCATGAATAGATATTATGTAGAGATGGAACACCCAAGAGGTAAAGAAGACTATGGAACTTTTTATATCTATATAAAGGCTTATGATTCTCAACAAATCATAGATATGATTGATGGAGTTATAGTACATATAGAACAAACATTTGAATAGGAGATATAAATGAACTTAATAGAATTAGATAAACAAATCAAAGAGCATAAGATTGTTGAAGCTATCAAAGATGGTATAGCAGATGGCTTATTGCATGGCGAAAGAGATGACACAAAGACACATCATTACTATAAGATAGGTTATGATTATGGGTGTGTTATGTTTGATATGTTAGGCACAGATGTATGCAGAACTAAAATAAATGATAAGGAGACAACATGAATAGATTTATTATAGAGAAGACACCACAAGAAATAGCATCATCTCTATGTGACCAACACGTAGTCAAGATGCCACTTGAAGAAGCACAGATGTTATGTACTACACTATGGCATCATGCACCACAGTATGCAGAGGAGCATGGCTTGTACAAACCTGTACATCAAAAGCACCCTTGCACACTATGGGCAATGGAATGTCAGCTTAATTACATATGGGCATTTGGTTTGTATGATGCTATGTTGACTGAGTACACTAGAAGATATAAAAAAATACATGGTGCAGTCAAACACTTTACACCTCTATGGGAAGGCAGGAAGTTTGTACCTGATTGGAAGAACTTTATAACACCACACCCACAATGTTTTAGTGGGCATGATGACTTGAAGACAGATGAGAGCTTTCCTATTGAAGCATACAGAGCATTTTATAAAGTTGACAAACTTAAATTTGCTAGGTATAAGTATACAAATAAACCACAATGGCTAGAAGGAGAAGTAGCATGAAAGTAAAACAGTTAATTAAAATAGCAGAAGCAGTAAATGGAAAACTACCTGCCGATATGTATGAGTTAGATGAGGTGGAACATAAATCTTTTCACAGAGATGAACCCATACGAATTGCAGACATGGATGTTGTGTATTTAGTCAGAGCATTTAGACATCAAGAACGTATGTTGAATAGGCAAGTAGGTGTTACAGATACAGCACTCAAGATAGCTAAAGAACGTGACAGGTGGAAAGAGAAAGCTATGAACATGGTAGAGAAACACTCATTCAATAAAGTTAAAGATGCTCTAGCTGAATTGAATAGACAACCAACTGTTAAGGCAGAAGCATATGATGTAGCTTGGAAAAGGATTCAGACTCTAGAGAAACGAGCAGAGATGTGGAGAAAAGAATATGAGAAGGCTACATCTAAGAAAGGTTGTAACTATGTATTCAGCGAGATACCTAACGACACAGAAGGTCAAGAGTTTGTAGACACTATGAAGAAGTATCTCAACAAAGAATCATATAAGATAAGAGTACGGGGACAACACATCAAGGAAGAACTCAAGGGTACAGGTGCTACCTATTGGGGTCAAGGTTTAAATGAGTCATCTCATATGAGAGTTTATGTGGATGTTAAGTAAGTTATTGTTTATAAAGGATGTGGTATGGATATAAAAAAGTATACAGTAGTATATACTGCAAACGATAGATATGATTCTACAATAGATTATCCTACTAGTAGAGTAGAATATGTGCAAGGAGAAACTTTAGATGAAGCTATAGATGAACATATAAAGCACATGAAAAGATGGGCAATACGACCCATACATGGAGAGGTAATCTTTTTAGAAGGACATATCAAACAGGTAGATATAGGGCATGGCGTAGGTCACACATTAAATACAAAGAAAGATGTAATTATTACAGGAGTAAATAATGACAAAATTAAATTTGAATGACTTAGTAGATAAGTATTATTTATCTAATGATTTCAAGGTGTTAGCTGATAAAACTAAACATGATTATCAATATTGTGCAGGAGTTTTATTGGCTACTGAAGTTGATGGCAAAAGTGTGGCGGGAATAAGTCTTCTTAAAATGACAGGAGCAATAGCTAGAAGAGCGTATGAGCAGTGGCTTGGTCGTGGTATATATCAAGCTAATGCCATTACTTCTGTTGCTCGTAAGATATATTCTTATGGGATGGAGATGGGTTATGCTGAGACTAATCCATTTGCTACTTACAAACGTAAGACACCCCATTCTAGGAACACAGTATGGACACAAGACCAAGTCATACAGTTTTTGGATGCAGCTTATGCTGATTTCAAGTACAGAAACATAGGATTGATTGTACAAATGTCTTACGAATGGTGTCAGAGGGTGGGAGATATGCGAATGTTGCAGTTTTCTAGCATTGACTTTGATAAAAGTGTGCTAAATTTACAACAGTCCAAGAGAAGAAGTGTAGTTCATCTACCTATTTCACTTGACTTATTAGAAATGCTTAAACAACAGGCAAAAGATTATGACTTTCAGCCTTACGTAGCACCCTATCCTACTGCAAAAGGTGGTAAGTATGCACCTTATACCATGCAAAGGCTATCAAAAGTGGCACGTAGAGTGATGGACTTAGCTAATTTACCTGATACACTACGTATTTCAGACTTAAGACGTACAGGAACGACTGAAATGGTAGAAGCAGGTGTGTCTATGGGTCAAATTATGTCCGTTACAGGTCATGCTAACCCTCAATCGGTCAAACCTTACATGAAAAATACGTATGAATCTGCAAATAATGCATTGACATTACGAAAAAGCCATGTTAAAAGCATGTAAATGCCGACAAGGAGAGTGATATATGAATATTAATATGTACATTAATGACTTAGATTTAAGTATAGGAGAAAGTAAAAGACTTAACTGTCCATCTTGTAATGGATACAAAACTTTTACTGTCACCAACAACATGGGTCAGATGTTATGGAACTGTTACAAGTCTTCTTGTCAGTTGTCAGGTTCTAAACGTGTATCGTTATCTGTTAGTGATATTAAAAAACACAGACAGGATATAGAGAAAGACAATGAACCATTCGTAATGCCTGAATACATAGTACCTTACGATAAAGAAAGTTATTATGGTATACCTAATGACAAGCTTATGTATGATGTCAAGGAACACAGAGTTGTTTTCCCTGTCATACATGAGGGCAGGGTTGTTGATGCCAATGGCAGGTCATTAGGAAAAAGAATACCTAAGTGGAAAAGGTATGGAAAAAGTGACTTGCCTTTTGTCTCAGGACATGGTAAGGTCGCAGTAGTTGTTGAGGATTGCGTGAGTGCTTCAGTCCTAGATAGTGAAGTATATGTTGGGGTAGCAGTATTGGGTACGTCATTATCAGAATCTCACAAGAGGTATCTCTCGCAGTTCTCAACAGCAATTATAGCATTAGACCCTGACGCATTACCCAAGACAATGTCATTCGCAAAAGAATTGAGAGCTTATGTAAATGATGTTAAGGTGCTACGATTGCAAGATGACTTGAAGTACAAGAAGCAAGATGATATAGAAAATTTAATTAACTTAACCCCAAAGGAGAACCAATATGGAACTATCCCTACTACGTAGCTTGATGAACAAAGATTTTTACACAGACCATCGTGGCTCTAAGTGTCCTGATAGACTGTTCAGTAAAGATGCAAGAAAGCTAAAGCATACTATTGATTATGCTATGAATAAATATAAAAGAGATGTAACACCTGATGAAGTGGAAGCATTGTTTATGGCAAACAATCCATCGATGACTACAGCACAGAAGCAAGGTTATAGTGCACTGTTTAACACAGTAAAACGTGAGCAACCAATGGGTACTGATGTGGCACAGGATGTGCTGTCTAAGTTATTTCAACAGGTCATTGGTGAAGACATAGCAAATCTAGGATTTGATTATGTGAATGGTGCAGAGAAAAGTCTTAGACCATTACGTGATTTACTTGACAAGTATAATGATAACTTTTTACCTGAAGTAAAGATTGAATGGGATGATATATCTTTTGATACTATCATGGCTAAACAATCTGTACAGATGAAGTGGACATTCAATATACCTGAGATGGCACGTAAGGTAGAAGGTGTAAATGCAGGTTACCTTGTGGAGATAGGTGCTCGACCTAACACAGGCAAGACTTCCTTTCATGCATCTATGTTGGTAGGTCCTAATGGTATGGCTAGACAGGGTGCTAAATGTGTAGTCCTCTGCAATGAAGAGTCTTATGACAGAGTTGCCTTCCGATATATACAGGCATCTACAGGTTTTCCAAAGGAGAAGATTCAAGCTAACATCCAAGAAGCTAAATCAATCTACCAAGATGTAACCAAGAACGTAAAGATTAAAGATGTTAGTGGTGAGGATATGTCATGGGTAGAGACAATGTGTAAGACAGAGAGACCTGACATAGTAGTTCTAGATATGGGAGATAAGTTTGCTAGGTCAGGTAGTTACTCTAGACCTGATGAGATGTTAAAAGCTAATGCTATATATGCTAGACAAATAGCAAAGACATATGGCTGTGCTGTATTCTATATGTCACAGTTGTCTGCGGAAGCGGAAGGCAGACAGGTTCTTAATCAGGCTATGATGGAAGGCTCACGTACAGGTAAGGCCGCTGAAGCAGACTTGATGATACTGATAGGACAACCTGCTCAAGTAGAAGGGGTTGACGAACAGTCAACTTTAAGGCATATTAATGTTGTAAAGAATAAAGTAACAGGATGGCATGGTATGATTAATTGTAACCTTGATTATAGAATCGCAAGGTTCACAGCATAGAGGAGTAGATATGAAACTTACATTAGATGTAGAAAATACTGTCACTAAACGTGATGGCAAGATGTACCTAGACCCATTTGAGCCTGACAATAAACTTGTCATGGTTGGATGCTTGACAGATAAAGGAGAAGAATATTTATATAGAGATAATTTTGATGGTGTGCAAGCACACTTGGATGAAGCTACTATATTAATAGGACACAACATAGCATACGATTTAATGTGGCTATGGGAGTGTGGCTTCAAGTATGATGGTCCTGTGTTTGACACAATGCTAGGCGAGTATGTCTTGCAACGTGGACAGAAAGAACCCTTATCACTAGAAGCTTGTGCTGAAAGGTATGAGTTAGATACAAAGAAGCAGGATACTTTGAAGGAGTATTTTAAACAGGGTATAGGTGTTGATGAGATACCGCCTGATGAATTGTCTTCGTACTTATCAGCAGACTTACATGCAACACAACAGTTAGCTGAGAAACTATCAAAAAGATTGATGACTACAGATTCATCATTGATGGAGTGTGTTGTATTAACTAATAGGGTATGTGTCACTCTAGCTCATATATATAATACAGGCTTTGCTGTAGATGAAGAGAAGCTAGAGGAAGTTAGGCTTCAGTTTGAAACAGAGAAGCTTGAGATAGAAAAGAGATTACAGGTTCAAATACGAACTCTTATGGGTGACACTCCTATTAATCTAAATAGTCCAGAGCAGATGTCTTGGGTTATATACAGCAGAAAACCACACGATAAAACTATGTGGGCTAATGCCTTTACTCCTTATATGGACAAGAGTCATTTCAACGATACTGTATCTAAGAACTCAAGCATAGTATTTAAAACAAAGGCTGTATCATGCAGAGGTTGTAATGGCACAGGGCAGATAAGAAAGGTAAGAAAGAATGGAACTCCTTACGCAAATACCACTAAGCACATTGACTGTGGTGGTTATGGTTATAGTCTTCAATCTCTTGGATTAGTAGCAGGGCTAAAATTTAAAGCACCAAACTCTAAGTGGGTATCTGCCAATGGTTTTGGTGTTTCAAAGACTAACTTGGATATGCTACAGAGCATGGCTAAACGTAACAACATGACAGACGCTGTCAACTTCTTGACAGATGTTAAACGTTTGTCGGCTCTAGACTCATACTTAAGTTCTTTTGTAGAGGGCATAAAGGCACACGTTAAAACTGATGGTAAGCTTCATGTGAGATTATTACAACACAGAACTGCCACAGGTAGATTCAGCGGTGCAGACCCTAATATGCAGAATATGCCTAGAGGTGGTACGTTTCCTGTAAAGAAGGTATTCGTATCACGTTGGAAAGGTGGCAAGATACTTGAAGCTGACTTTGCACAGCTAGAGTTTCGAGCTGCGGCATATCTATCACAAGATAAGGTGGCAATGAATGAAGTCTCTACTGGATTTGATGTTCACTCATATACGTCTAAAGTTATTACAGATGCGGGTCAACCGACTTCTAGGCAGGATGCGAAAGCACACACATTTGCACCTCTCTACGGAGCAACAGGCTTTGGAAGAAGTAAAGCTGAAGCGGAGTACTATGAACACTTTACAAAGAAGTACACAGGAATCAAAGCTTGGCACTCCCGATTGGCTAAAGAAGCTCTAGAGACAGGCAAGATATCCACACCATCAGGCAGAGAGTTTTCTTTTCCTGATGTTCAAAGAAGAATGAATGGCACAGTAAGCTTCTTTACACAGATAAAGAACTATCCTGTACAAAGCTTTGCTACTGCCGACATAGTTCCCATTGTATTAATACACATGGAGAACCTGTTAGCTAATTATAAGTCATGTATTGTTAATTCAGTACACGATTCTGTAGTTGTTGACATACACCCTGATGAGATAACACAAGTATTATATCTTATCAAACTACTCAATAGTAGTCTCCAATCTATTATTGAGAAACAGTTTAGCATCGAGTTCAATGTACCATTATTACTTGAAGCAAAAATAGGTGATAATTGGCTTGACACGAAAGATGTTAGCTGATATAACTATACAACATTTGACTCACAGAAAGGAGCAATACATATGGATAATAATAATTTAGTAACGATTGATACCAATAACTACGAAGCAATGGCTAAGGCTATGGGTATAGCAGGAGAGGGTTCAAAGTCCTCTGATACAAAGAAGTCTCAGCAGTTACCACGTTTCAGAATAAACCATTCACCAATCATGGGTGAAACCAAAATGAATGGCAAGAATGTAAACGTAGAGGTAGTTGAAGGTGGTACTTACAAACTTGAGATACCTGATGGAGAAACCTATTATAGTAAGACTGCTAGAATAAGACCATTCATGCAGAGATACATGTATAAGAGGTTTGTTAAAAATATGAACGCCAAGATGGGAGAGCCTATGGGTATATACCATAAGACTGTCATGGCAGATTCACTTAACCTAGACTTAAAAGATAATCAAGGTGGCTTCAACTGCGGTAAACCTGCAGGTTATATACAAGACTTTAAGGCATTACCTACAGAAACCCAAGACTTAATCAAGCAGATTAAAAGGGTACGTGTTATCTTTGGTTTAGTAGATTTACTAGAACCTTACAACGAAAAAGGTGAGAGCATTTCTTTTGAGACAACTCCTTTTATATGGGAGATAGATAATCGTGATGCATTTAAAGATGTAGGAAAACCTTTCGCTAAGTTAGCGGATTTAAGAAGGCTACCTGTACAGCATCATATTGGATTAGAAACTCAGGAACGTAAGCTACCTAATGGTAACTCTTTTTACTTACCTACAGCGACTCTAGATGTATCTAGTACTATTGAAACTACTGATGAAGACCAAGTTATCTTTGGCGATTTTATATCATGGATACAAAACTATAATCAGTATATAGTCAGTGAGTGGGATTCAAACGTAGGTAGTAAAGCGGATGATGCCATGAAAGACATAGTCGAAGACTTTGTAGAAGTGGATGCAAGCTAATGAACCATCGTGCTGAATTGGCGATATACAAGTTGCTAGAAGATATACTTGCATCTAAGAAGCAGATGTCTATGGAGACTATTGAAGGTGTAGCATCCGATATAAAGGAAGCTATGGTTCGTCAGTTCGGCTCAAAGAATGATAGGAAGGATTTTAAATTACGTATGTCTAACATAGGTAAACCTTCCTGTCAGCTTTGGTTTGAAAAGAATCACCCTGATAAAGCTTTACCAAGAGGTAATAACTTCTTGATGACCATGATGATTGGTGATATAGTCGAAGCTGTATTTAAAGCATTGCTGAAAGAGGCTAAGATAGATTATAAAGACAGTGAAGAAGTTATGTTACCTCTAAAGAATGGTATCAATGTAAAGGGAACTTATGACTTAGTGTTAGACGATTGCGTTGATGATATTAAATCAGCATCTGATTGGTCTTACAGAAATAAGTTTGAGTCCTTTGAATCTCTAGCTAAAGGTGATAGCTTTGGATATGTAGGTCAACTCGTTGGGTATGCGAAAGCGAGTGGTAAAAACATAGGCGGTTGGTGGGTAGTGAACAAGTCTAATGGACAGTTCAAATACGTGTCAGCTAAAAATGCGGATACAACTAGTGTCTTAGATGACATCGAGAAGACTATAGAGAAAGCTAATGCCAAAGAATTAGATAGGTGCTTTGAGCCAGAGGAAGAAACATTTAGAGGTAAACCTACGGGTAATCTAGTCCTTAATAGGAACTGTAACTTTTGTGCCTTCAGATATACATGTTGGGAAACTTTAAAAGAGTTACCTGCACAGAAGTCATCAGCAAGAGAACCAAAGATGGTTCAGTATATTAAGGTAGCATAGTGTATCCTTCTCACAAGGCAACACGTGCTGCGTATAAGTATGGGTATAGGAGTGGGCTAGAGCATAAGGTATCACTCTATCTAGAGGAACGTAATCATAAGTATGACTACGAATCTATTAAGATAGAGTGGGAAGACCTAGCCTACAGAACTTATACCCCTGACTTTATATTAAGCAACGGGGTTATTATAGAAACAAAGGGTAGGTTTCTAGCTAATGACAGAAGGAAACATTTAGCAATTAAAAAGCAACACCCTAATTTAGATATTAGATTTGTGTTTGAGAACAGCAGACGTAAATTAAGTAAAGGTGCAAAGTCTACATATGGAGAATGGTGTATTAAATACGGATTCCGATATTATGATAGAATCATACCTGAAGATTGGCTCAAAGAAAAAGGTAAAAATAAACACCCTAAACTGATTAAGTTTGTAGCAAAAAGAATAAGGAGAATAAAATGATTAGCGATAAATACTTAGACGATGAAGACTTTGTTATACAAATAAAACCTCACCTAGATTCTAAAGGCTGGACAGGAGATGTGTCATTAAATATTATGGTAGGAAAAGATAACCCGTTAAGTGATGATGACTTTGAAGCTATGTTAAATTTAACTAGGCAGATATGTTCTACTGTTCCCCTGATGGAACATAATAAATTGTTTAGAGACGCTGTTGAAGAAGAAGCAAATAAACACCTACCTATTGAGGATGTTTTTGATATACCATCCAAGCCTACATCAAAGGTAGAGAAAGAAGAAGAAGACAATGTAATACATATTACATTTGGAAGAGAAACTAAGCATTGACAACGTCATCGGACTATGATAAAAAGCCTATGAGACATCTAGAATACATGGCTTACAGAGCAGAAAGGGAGAAGCAAATGGAAGAAGATATGGTTAATAGTCCTAAACACTATAACAAAGCGGGTATTGAAACCATCGATGCCTTAGAAGCTATGTTAGTTGATGGGTTTGATTATTATTTACAAGGTAACATAGTTAAATACCTATGGAGATTCAGATATAAGAATGGTGTAGAGGATTTAAAAAAAGCACAGTGGTATCTGAATAAACTTATTGAGGTCTACGATGATAAAAGTTAAGATAATGATGACACTTTCCATAGACCCAGATGAGTATGCTGTACCTGCTGATGGCGTGGTTAGTGACGAGATTGAAGAATACATAAGAGAAGCCTTCCATGAAATAGAAGGAGTAAGAATAAACAATATGAAATTAGTTAGCGAGGATATATAAATGATACAAAACTATTTACCAACCGACTATCAAAACTTTATAGCACTCTCTCGCTATGCAAGATGGAAGGAAGACGAACAGAGGAGAGAGAATTGGGGTGAGACAGTAGACAGATACTTTAATTACATGTCTGACCACCTTAAGAAGAACTATTCGTACACTATTACTAAAGCTTTAAAAGATAAGCTTACAGAGCAGATAATGAGTTTAGGTGTGATGCCTAGCATGAGAGCCTTAATGACTGCAGGACCTGCTCTAGACAGGTGTCACGTGGGTGGTTATAACTGTAGCTACATACCCGTAGATAGTCCACGTTCATTTGATGAATGTATGTACATTTTAATGTGTGGTACGGGTGTAGGTTTCTCTGTTGAAAGAGAAAGTGTAGACAAACTACCTGTAGTCAATGAGCATTTTGAGAAGTCATCTACAATAATAAAAGTAGCTGATAGCAGACCCGGTTGGGCACGTGCATTACGAGAGTTAATATCTTTATTATATGCAGGACAAGTTCCTACATGGGATGTATCTGAGGTAAGACCTGCAGGTGCTAGGCTAAAAACATTTGGTGGTAGGGCATCAGGACCTGCACCTTTAGTTGAGCTGTTTCAATTCTGCATACAGAAGTTTGAAGGTGCTAAAGGTAGAAGACTATTTCCTATTGAGTGCCACGACCTTATGTGCAAGATAGGTGAGGTTGTAGTTGTGGGTGGTGTACGTAGGTCTGCTCTTATATCTCTATCCAACTTAGGTGATGACCAAATGAGACACGCTAAGTCAGGTCAATGGTGGGAGAATGAAGGGCAGAGGGCACTAGCCAATAACTCTGTAGCATTTAAAGGTAAGCCTGAGATGGGTACATTCATGCGAGAGTGGACATCATTATATGAATCTAAGTCAGGTGAACGTGGTATCTTCAACAGACAGGCAGCCAAAGTTAAGGCATCTGAGAATGGTAGACGTGAGATTGAACACGAGTTTGGTTGTAATCCCTGTAGTGAAATCATATTACGACCATATCAGTTCTGTAACCTAACTGAAGTAGTATGTAGAGCTACGGATGACTTAGCATCTCTAACAGAGAAAGTACGTATGGCTACTATATTAGGCACATTACAATCTACTCTTACTAGCTTTAAATATTTACGTAAGATATGGAAGGATAATACAGAAGAAGAAAGATTATTAGGAGTTTCCCTAACAGGTATCCTAGATAATAATATCTGGACAGAAGAAGTTCTCTCTATACTAAGAGAAGTAGCAGTAGAAACTAACAAGAAAATGGCTAAAGAGTTAGGTATACCACAGTCAACTGCTATCACTTGTGTAAAGCCAAGTGGTACAGTCAGTCAGTTAGTTGACAGTGCTTCAGGTATTCATGCTAGACACAACGACTACTACATCAGAACTGTACGTGGTGATAACAAAGACCCACTCACACAGTTTATGAAAGAGAGTGGTATACCAAATGAGCCTTGTGTTATGAAACCTGATAGCACTACTGTGTTCAGTTTCCCAATGAAGTCACCTCAAGGTGCTGTTACTAGAACACAGATGTCTGCTATTGAACAGCTAGAGTATTGGCTAATGTTCCAAAGACATTGGTGTGAGCACAAGCCTTCTGTTACTGTATCTGTTAAGGAAGATGAGTGGATGGATGTAGGAGCATGGGTGTATAAGAACTTTGATGAAGTATCAGGTATATCCTTCTTACCATTCAGTGACCATACATATGCTCAAGCACCTTATCAAGATATAGATGAAGCAAAGTATTATGCCTTGTCACATGAGATGCCTGAGTCAATTGATTGGTCAAAGTTAGCAGACTATGAGAAGGAAGACACTACATCAGGTGGTAGAGAACTAGCTTGCACAGCAGATGCCTGTGAAGTAGTTGACTTGACATCTAATTAATGTTAGACTCTGCTGAGTTATTATGGTGGCAATGGTGGTTACTTATCGCCATTTCCATCAACACAACTATAAACTTAATCGTGTTCTTTAAAGGTAGGAAGCTACACATAAGGGAACTATTACATCTTAAACCTAAGAGAAAGGGAGTTACACATGGAAAACCTAGCACCAAGTAAAGAGAACAGAAAGAAGTTTGATATTGACCTAGAGTATGGGCAAGTGAGAGAGCAACTTGTAGCAGACATGTTACAAAACAAAAAGATAGAAGTTAAAAGTGAAAGAGATATGTGGCAACGTACAGGTAACATTGCCATTGAGTATCAGTCTTATGGTAAACCAAGTGGAATAGATGCAACTGAATCTGACTACTGGTTTCATAATTTGTGTGTAGGAGAAGATACTTTTTGCACATTGGTATTTAACACAGAGAGTTTAAAGAAGATAATAAAGAACTTAGATTATAAGAAGTCTGTCTCAGGTGGAGACCACAAAGCATCTAGAATGTACTTACTTAATCTACAGAAGTTATTTTCATCTGATGTTATAAAAGCATTTAAAGGAGCAGAAGCATGAGAGATATGATAATTAACGCAATAAAAACTAAGATGATAGGGCAGATGAACGCACACATAGCTAACGTAGAGGTTATGCTAACCAACCCCGTTGGTGCAAGAGACCGTGCAACTGTGATAGATACTATTGAGAAAGAGATGTCTGCATTAGAACATCTTGATGGAAGAATAAATATACTAATAAAATATTTTGAAAGGAGTAAGGAAAATGCAATCGAGAGTCAAGAGAAAGAGAAATCCAAATCTAAGTAAGTATGATGCTCCCTTAAGAATACAATTTGATAGAGGGTTCAATGCCTTCAAGGGTAAGCAATATGTGAAAACAAATGGAGATGCTAAAATAATTATGACAGAGAATCCATATAATCCAAACACTATGCAAGCAAGGGAATGGTTACGTGGGTATAACTCTGCATATGCACAACAACTTAAGAAGGTAAAGAATGTCGAAACTAGAAGAAGAAGCGAACAAATACATGAAAGATAAAATAGTTATAGCAGAGATAATGACTGCTGAGTTCTACGAAATGAAGGCAGGACAAACAGCCATCTTCCCTAAAGACAAAGCCCTAGAGTATTTAGCTCTAGGGTTAACAAGTGAAGCAGGTGAAGTAGCAGGTAAGGTAAAGAAACTTATACGTGATGGTGAGGATATGGAAGGCTTTGAGTTGAAGAAGATTGCCATAGCATCAGAGATAGGTGACGTACTTTGGTATTGTGCTATGATGGCTAAAGAGGTAGGTGTTCCATTGAATGAGATTATGAAAGAAAACTTGAAGAAGTTACATAGCAGAAAGGAACGTGGAACATTATCAGGTTCAGGGGATAATAGATAACGTTAGTAGGCAGTAGTCTTATCTGTAAGCACTACTTAGACTATTGCCTATAGTTTTTCCTATATAGAAATGATTAGTTTCAGGCTCGTCTTTCTGCATCTCCGCAACCGTTTTACCATATTTATTTTTATAGTATTCGTCTGCTAACTTCCTACCAACCTTACTCATCCGTGTCCATTGTGCCCTATCAAAGGGAGTAAATCTTTTACCCGCTTTAGTATTTTCTTGAATAGCTTCAGCTTCACCTAATGTTTTAGCAATGTCTCTATACAAGCTTAGTTTATTTTTAATGGCAGCCTCTTGCTTAACTCTTGAAAGACCCTTGTAATAATCCGATTCAATTTCATTGGCTAAACTATCTGCTACTAGCTTACCCATATACTTTTTAATGTAGGCATCAGCTGCTTTATCGCCTGTAGTTGGGATAATCTGATAGTCTTCATATCCATGCTTTATTAATTCTCTTTGTACAGCAGTTCTTCTAGCTGTCATTTTTTGACCTGTCAACTGTGTTGTTAAAGGGTCTTGCTGTATGACATCACCTTCCTGCGTAGGACTTTGTAGTGCAGGTAAATCCTTACCTACGAAAGGTAGGTTTCTTTGTATTGCATTTGTAGCTGCACTCAACCCACGTTCTAGTGCACCACTTCCTTCTACTTGACGAGAGTCTCTAACTGTAGCTGCATCTTTGTTAAACGCTGCATCTATGTCTTTAACTACTCTAAATGGTGTGGCATACCCACCAAAGATTTCACCTACATACCCACCAAAGAACTCTCCTAGTTTTTCTTGTTGTATATTACTGCCATCTTCACGCATGAACTCAAAGGCTGAGTCAATCATATATGAACTAGCACCTGCTCTAAACTGAGCACCTGTTAAACCTTCTATGAGTTGCTTAGTATCAATCTCTCTTCCTTGACCTAGTCTTACAATAACATCAGCTACTGCTAAGTACGGAGTAATAGGAAAGAAAGGTCTGAGGTCTACAGTCCTACCATCTTCCTTTTCACCTTCATACCATTTTATATCAGGGTTGTCTATTCTATACTTAATAGCGGCTACTAGAGCAGCACTACCTACAGTGGCTTTAGAGAACTGCTCCCTAGCTAATCGCATCTGTGCTTCTGCACCCTCACCACCCTTGCCTGTGATAGCCTTCTTTATATACTTAGTTGCACCACCTACAGTATTAAAAGCTGCGGCAGGAATACTCAATGGACTATAACTAAATTGAAACTGCATGGCATTAGCCATAAACCTAGCAAATGGAAATGCCGCTGTACCTACAGGACCGGGGATAGGACCTAATGATTCATTAAACTTTATAAAGTAATGAGCAATACTATCTCCTATCTTACCCTTCTGTGCTTTAGGCATCCGAGAGAAAGTAAAAGAAAGTGCATCTTCCGTTGCTTGTTTTAAAACACTAGCGGGAACTGACTTACCTGTAGCTAAAGCTTCGGCTAAACCTGCGGCATCCTCACCACCTAATCCCTTAAGTCCTGTTCTTCTTATCTGTTTATCAACAGAAGCTGAGAATACAGCACGTCTAAAGAACCTGTCCTGAGCCATGTTTAGGCTGTTAGCCCACTTAGAAAATCTCCATAAATCATCACTACTATCTGCACCTACCTCTTGTAGAGACCTGTCTATCTGTCTATATAATCTAGGATTATGTTTGAGAAGTGCTTCAGCTATTTCTTTTGTCTGACCTGAATCTGATATAAAAGCTAGAGTACCAAAGGCATCTTTCGCCATATCTTTTAAGCCATTCTTTATACCTTGCACACTACCCTCACCTCTTAAAGCAGCAGAGGTAGCTTTACCTAAATGGTATAAAGATGTTTCAATAGCGTTAGCACCCATCTCCATAGTCATACGCATACCACCTGTAGCTACGTTACGTATAGTAGTAGATAGCTGAGTAACCATTAATGCTCTACGGTTTCGGTCTAGCTTCTGCATTACAGTATAAGCCTTGTTCATAAAACCTAGGGTCTCACTTTCTAAGCCATAAAGATTCTGCCATCTTTTTTCAAACTCAGGGTCTAGTTCTTTTAATCTCTTAAACACCTTACCCGCTTGACCAAACCCACCAAGTATACTACCTGCTTCGTTCTGACCTGCGTTAAGTGCTTGAGTAAATTGTTCCATAGACAAACCTGAACGACTTATAGCAGCATCCAATACATCATCATCAATGACATCACCCTGCTCTACAAGTAGTCTACCTACAAACTTAGTAACCTGTTTCTCGCTAAGTATTTCTTTGGGTAGGTCTTTATATTTGCCCTGTCGTTCTATCTCTTCTAATAGCTGTACACCAATTTGACCAACTCTATTCTGTATATCCTTCTTTATTTTAACGTCAGTTAACTTACCTACATCGAAGTCAGGACTAAGCTTGTCATATACTTTATAACCTTCGTTGACATCAAATTTAAAGTTTTGTTTATTTACATTTTCTATAGCTTCTTCAGATAATTCTAAACCTGTTTCTTCTACAGTCTCTTCAGCAGCTTCTAGTGCTTCTTGTTTTCCAATCTCTTTCTTGGCTACTCCTTTAGACAAACTTCGACTCATGCCTACACCACCACCAAAGCCTAGCACACCACCTATAGTACCGAATAAAGCAGCTTCACCTAAGTCGTAGTCTACCTTACCATCTTCACCTTTAAGTTCCATTCCTGCTTCTTGTCGTATCTCTTGACCACCTAAGCTATGGATTACACCTACACCTGCTTCAGTAGCACCTACAGCCAGACCTGTCTTAAGCCCACCTTTAGTTAGTAGTTTATTGGATTGTTTTATAGCGGCTTCTTTTGCACCTGCCAATACAAGTTTCTTGATTCCTTGTTGAGCACCTGCTGATACAACTTTACCTACACCAAAACCTAAGTAAGTTAAGGGGTCAGTAAATACAGAAAGACCATAGTCTTTAACTGCACTTAATACACTAGTACCACCTTCTTCGTAGAAGGATGGAAGTCTTTCCATTTCTTGATACACTCTACCAAAGTTAGCTTTCTCTTGTTCTGAAGCACCACGCATCCAAGCTACTTGAGCACCTAAGTCTAGAGAATTAGTTTCAAGTTGCCTTGTGTGTGTTATAAAACGTTTAACGTAGTCTTCGTTACTTTCATCTTCTTGGGGAATACCAGACTCACCAAATCTAGATTTACCATACTTCTTTAAGTCTTCTATAAACTTTTCATCGTTGGCAAATTCAGTTAATGTTTTAGTTGATTCTTCAGGGAGTTCTAGTTGTTCAACGGCAGGTCTTTTATCCTCAATAGTCTGCTCTTCTTCTTCAGAATACAAGCTATTTAAGGACTCTATGTTTTCATCTTTCTCTTCTACTTCAACATCGGGTATCTGAGATTCACCATAGATGGTATTCAGAGAGGTAATATTATTCTCTTCATTTATATCCTCATCAGCATACAGATTGTTCAGTAGCTCAAAGTTAGTATTGCTCACAGCGGATACCTATCCTTTTAATAATTTATCTATGTCTGCGTTAGGGTATGCTTGTTTTAATATCACTCTAATAGCAGCATTATTCAATCCCTTTTTTCTACGGTCATTTAGATAAGCTTCAGGAGAGCCAAAGTTTTTAGCCACACCTACCTCTATTTTAGTTGCTTCTTCCTTTTTATCTACTGTGCTTTTTACTTCCTTGCCTTCTAGTCTAGCCATTAACTCTTCATACTCATTTTTTAGTCTTGACCTTATTATAAAAGCAGCCTTACTATTTAATGGCTGACCACTACCATCTACTAATGTTAGTAAAAATTCTTTCTTAGCCTTATCAACTACTTTATTACGTATCTTTTGGGCATCGCCAACCGCAACTAGTTGACCATTTACTATCGCTGTCTTTTTAGTTTTATCATAACCTACTGACTTTTCCGCATCTGATATAACACTGTTTAAGTTTGTACCTAGTACAGATATACTAGCAGAGGTATCCGTTGGTGTACCTTCTAAAGCAATAGCTTTTTCATTCATAATACCTATGATACGTTTCTTTTCGTTATTAAGTTTGTCAAAGTCTTGCTGATAAGTAGGACTAGATTTATCTAGCTTAGACATACTTACACTTACCCTATTTAAGTTTTGGTCTAATGACTTAACCTCTGTTGGTAGTTGAGTAAAGTCTACCTTTAGTGTTCCCTTCAGAGCTTGAACAACTTTATCATTAGGCTCATCTCTTAATCCACCAACGTCTTTATATTCTTGAACCATTGTGTTAAAGATTTTATCTTTATTAACAAGCCTACCAAATAAACCTTTAGTTTGCTTTGAGGCTGCGGAAGATATAGAATCAAACTCAATAGGCTTAATCACTTCTGTGATTGATTCAGCAGCGTCTTTAGCTGTTTCAAAAGATTGATTAGGTGCATCTTTATCTGGTACATACTGAATAGCCTTAAACATATCTTCCTTTGTCGCACCATTAACTCTAGCTTTTTGAAGTGTATTTAATATCATATTAACATTAGCAGTACCACCTGCTACGACTTTAGCCGCCATGTTTCTAGCTTGTGGGTCATCCCCAAAGAAAGACTCAAGCATAGTTATTTGTTCCATACGAGATTCTACTTTCTTACGCCTGTCTTTACGCATCTCTCTCTGCTCTGCAACAGACCTGTCAAGTTCCTTCTCATAGAATTTTTTAACACGTAGCTCCTCTGCCTCAATGTCTTTTAAACCTTGAGTTGCTGCACCACCAATAAATCCTGCTAAACTAAATCCCATTAAGCTCTCCTTGCCATTAATCCACTAGGCTCTTCTTCTTCAGTAACCTCATTATCTATTCCCGGGACAGGAATAGGTTTATCTTCTTCTTGTTTTAACTTGTTCAGAGCCGCCGCTATCATACCTTCACTAGGTGTATCGTCATCTTCAGGCTCTTCATTACCTATTTTGTATTCTACATCTTGACTGTCTGCAAGATAGGCTAACATCTCTACTATAATAGGAGTAACTAAAATGCCTATATCAATCGAGTGAACACCTTCCATAACTGCTGTCAACTGCATACTATTAGCTATAGTAGTTAATGGTATTCCCATTTCTATTATATCAAATAACTCTGTAGTAAACGCTTTGTTTGTTAGTCTAGGTACATACCACTCTAATGCTTCTTCTAGTGTATTATATTGTGGTGGACTCTGCCAAGGTCTAGCACCAAACTCTGCTGTTAGAGACTGACCTGCTACAGGACCATCATGTACGACTTCATTTAATTCAGGCATCTTTTAAACCTTTTCTTTTGTTACGTATATCTTGTACATATCTTGCTACACGCATTTTAACATCATCAGGAGAACTGCCTGTGGATTGTTTTGAATCCATAGTACGAGTAAGTAATCCTTTAGATGGTATCTTCTTTACCTCTGTCTCTTCTTCAATGGTTGGTACACCATTTAGTGCCATAATCATAGGGTTAGTAATCATTAGAATCCTAGTGCTCCTCCAATAAACTTAGTCATAAGACCACCAAATGCAGCTGATGAGTTATAATCATTCTTCATTTTTGCTATATCAGCATTAGCATCGGCAGCTAATTGTGCTTTTGCTAAATCAACGACACGACTTCTTTCATTCTCTGCTGATGTCCATGCCCACTCCATAGTGTCACCGTAGTACTGCCATAAGTTGTTATAAGCTTGATTGCTTATACCTAATATGCTTTGAGCATTAAGTTCGTTAGCACGATTGACAGCTACAGTATCTGCTGAAGCTATCTGTCTTCTCCAATTAGCATTAGACTGTGCTATTACTTGTTGGTTTTGGGCATTAAATATGTCACGTGCATTATTCAATTCAGCATTAAATCTTTCTACTGTATTGTTTTGCCCGGCATTAAACTGTTCTTGTGCATTAACTTGTGTAGCATTAAACTGATTAGCTTGTTGCCCTAGCTGTGCAAAGAATTGGTCAACTTGATTTTGTGATGTAGCATTAAATTGTTTAGCGGCGTTTTCAGCAGCTGTGTCTGTAAACAAAGATTGTATTCTTTGCTGTGCATTAAACATATTAGCTTGCTGTGTATTGGATAGATTAGCCATATCCATTTGCAAAAAAGACTGTGCGTTTTGTACAGCAGATTGTTGTCTATTGTTTAAGTTAGACATATCCATATTAGCAAGTGCTGATGCTTCTGCTATAACTAGTGCTTGTTTATTAGACAGGTTATTTAAGTTCATTGTATTAACAGCACGAGAGTTTTCTAAGGCTATGTTTTGTTCAGCAGTAAAGTTTTGATTAGCTATGTCACCTATACGTGCAGAGTTTTGTACCCTTGCTTGAAATGCTTGGTCAAATTCCTGACCTATAAATTGTGCTCTTTGTTGAGCTGCAAGCATTGCCCTTTGCTGTCTGTTAGATAGGTTTTGTGTTTCAAACTGTGCTTGTATTTGTGCATCCGCTTGTGCTATTGGAAGTGCTGACTCTAAGGCCGCTTGAATCATAGCTTGCCCTGCCATTGAAGATGCACCTAAACCTCTTTGTGCCATCTGTGCTTGTACAGCACGTAAAGAACCTGCTGCCCACGCAGGAGGATTGCTTGCATCAAAGTCAGCAGTTAAACTAGCAAGCTGCCCTTGCACTGTTGCCTTTTCTGTAGGAGTAGCTGTTGCTGCCTGTATTTGTTCCGCATATGTAGATGCTGTTTCGGCGTTAGCTACAGGAGATACTAATTCACCAGCTTGTACTTGTCTTTGTACAGGGTTAGTCATTTGTGTGGCAATACCCTGTGCTGCATTTAATTCGGATACGGAACTAGCTACCTGCTGTTGTGCAGTTACTTGTGCATTAGTACCGACAATACCTTGAGCCGCTTGAGTTTGCTGTAATGCAGTGTTAACCGAAGTTTCTGCTTTAGCAGGTTCTATTGCACTAGGAGTGGTTTTAGTCTGTCCTTGTGCTGTGGCTGTGGAAGCTAGTGTAGTAGGTACAGCAACAGCACTTGGTGTTACACCACCTGTTGTTGTCTGTAAAAATTGATTTGTCCCAGCATCCACACCTACTGCTTCAACCGCACCGCCTGTAGGTAATCCGGGTGTTGTTATCATCTGAGCACCCATCTCTCCTATGTTAGGAGCAGAAGTAGTTGTAGTTCCTGTGTCCTTACCATAATTAGGGTTAGGTGTAGTGCCATCTGCTAAGTATGGATTAGTGTCATATACAGGTTTAGTTACATCTTGAAAGTCTTGGCTTGGTGGTTTAGCAGTAGGTAGAGTTGTTAAACCACCTGCTTTATTTGGTACAGGTAAAGATAAAGAAGTTTCTTGTCCATCTACTCCATAAAAAGCAGTAGCTTGAGGTAATAATCCGGGATTTGCTAAACCACCTTCACGAAAAGATTGTGTAGGTGGTGGCACGTAACCACCAACCATATCTTGTTGTTGATTCTGTGAAAACCTATCCATCATGTAACCACCTTGAGCCATCTGTGGTTTAGGTGCTTGAGTACGTTTCATCATATTTTGTTTAGCCATCTCTCTTTGCTTTTCAGCAATGGCTAACATACCCTTATACTTTTCTGAAGCTGCAGGGTCTGACTGTATAAAGCTATTGAATCCTTGCATAGGTCCATCATAACCTAATACCCTAGCAAACGATTCTTGCATTTCTTGTTGTACTGCCATGTATCCTTATCCTATTACTTCATTACAATTGCGACAACCAAAGCTACCACACCAAGCGTACCCACCATAGACATAGCTTCTATTCGCCACATTCTTTTGTCTAGGGTTTCTAGCTTGTCATTGACTGCTTGATATCGGATGGCACACTCTTTCTCATGTGCATCTAGTTCCATTTGTACTTTTAACTCAGGCTGCATTTTCATCTGCATTGTCTGTAGATTCCTCTTCTTCACCTTTAACTGACTGTATTAGTGAATTAGTAAAGGCATTTTGTGCTACAGTTACTTGGTCTAGTTGAAACCTAAGATTAGCAGCTTTACCCTGTAAGTCTTTTATCTGATTGATAAAATAGTTTTGGTCTTGAGATAAATCTTCTTCTTTATACTCTTTACCATCAATAGTGATTACGTTTGATTGTTCAGTCATTACCAAGATACTCCACTTGCTGTTGTTGGGTTAGCCATTGCATCTATCTGACTAGCTATCCCTGCTTCTATTGATGCCACTTCGTCTGCACCAAGTGCATCTTTAGCCCATCCAATAGCTTGCGTCTCTGTGATATCTGCATATGGTGTTGGTGTTCCTACAAGTGTTACACCGACTGTGCCATAAGCTGACCCTGTGTTACCATCTGCGTCTTCGTCAGATGCTCTCCAATGCAAGATAGTCACAATATCTGTGTTGTCTCCCTGCACTAAGTCTCTTTCCATTGTTCCTATTGTCCAAGTTACTGCCATTTTATTCTCCTTTAAGTTAGCAAGCCATCAATACACAAGGCACTAAATAAGTGCCGTCATCATATGTATGTGATACGTTTGTAGAAGTAACTTTGGCTATTGTTTTACTTCTTACGATATCGTCATCTTGAGGTTTTGCTGTGCCATCTCCTGCACTCATTAGCAAGTCACCTCTAGCGACTGTTGTTCCTTGAGCAATTCTAATAACCATATCACCAGTCATTGCTACATTCATATCATTCCAGTCATCATCATTATCCCAGTTAACAAATACTCCTGCAACATTAGCGTCACCCTCAACACTAGATACTGCCATCTTGTTTAACTGCTCGTTGTCTTCATCACCCCATTCAACCATTTCATCAAGGTTAGTCATTACTGTGCCTTTGACTATTGAAGTGTCTTTACTGTTATCAAGTAATCTTGACCAACGAGATATGTGTCCACCATTATAGCTTGTAGTTGTTCCACTTATTGAAATTGTTCCTTCAGTAGTATTAGCTTGACGGAAGGCAACTAAAGAACCATCACTAGTGTTCCTATTTATTGTTACGGAAGGTGCTCCATCAGCGGCAATACTTAAAGCACCGGGAGGCTCAAATTCAAATCCAGCACTAGCAGAGCCGTCAGATGAAGTTTTGCCTATTAATACAGTACCATTACTTGTAATACGCATTGTTTCGCCTGATGTATTACCAGCAGGGTAGAATTGGATGTTAGCTCCTGCTCCACTTGGAGCAGCTATTGTAGGGATATTTGCTCCGTAAAAACCACCCCAAGTTAAATTGTAACCACTTCTTAAATTTATGTTTCCATACACATCTAATGTTGTAGCAGGACTAGTAGTACCAATACCTACGTTGCTTGTACTACCATCTATCAATAACTTTTGTGAACCATTTCTTGAAATAGTAAAGTCATCACCTGATGTAGATTCAAGTTCCCAATCACTACTTCCTGCTTCATAAGCAATAGTGATTTTATCGTCAGCTTCTATTGCACCAGTTACGTCAAGTTTTGCAGAAGGACTACTAGTACCAATACCTACGTTGCCTGAGCCATCTGCTGTTAAAACAATACGACTATCAGTAACATCCATTAATTGAAATTTATCAGAATCACTATTGTCTATTCTAAAAGTCCAACTTTGAGTTGGAGAAGCCTGTGTGCCTCCTACAGAAAAGTTTAATAATGGGTCACCTGTTCCACTATCATGTATTTGAATATCACCATTTTCTAAGGTGAGCATCCTATTTGGACTACTAGTACCAATACCTACGTTTCCACCATCAGTAATACGCATACGTTCTGTTTCTTGAGTCGCAATTATAATAGGATAACCTTGTCGCATATTTATAAATGCTGTGTCATTTGGCATGCCACGAGTAGTGCCACCACTTTTATTAAAACCAAACTCAAAGTTTGCAACACCTGTAGCTGTAGTTGTAAGTACTGATAATTCATTACTTCTTTTTATCTCTATGATTCCGTTAACTTCAAGTGTGCTATCTGGACTACTAGTACCAATACCTACGTTGCCATCTGCTCCAACGTGCATTTTTATAGCATCAGTACCTGCTCTTAGAGTTAAATTGTTTTGGTCATCAGAACGAATACCTGCTCTAGTTGAGCCACCAGTGTTAAACAAGTAACCACCAGTTTCTCTGGTCATGGTTACATCACCTGCTGTCACTGTACCTGTTACATCAAGAGTACCACTGAGGTCTGCATCAGTGACTATCTTGGATATGTCTTTTGCTCTTGTCATGTATTATTCCTCTGTAAAGGTGTCGGCACTCGCTATCGCTGCATCTATAACTGTAAAATCAGCATCACCCCAATCATCAAAGTTATCTTTCTGATACTTAAGATATCCTACACTACGACTAACCCTTGCTTTCTTTTCCTCAAGTGTCATGTCATGTCCATAATTCTCATTTGTTGCATCATCACCTAAGTTATGTGTAGCAATTACAACATTGATTGTATTTGCTCCATCTAAACAAGCGGAATGTGCTTGTGCTATTTCTTCTGCTGTTCTGCTCATTTTATTTTCCTTTTATTGTTTTGAGTTCAGATTGTAATGCTGTTACTTGTGCTGATAATTCTTGTACTGCCTTTACTAGCATAGGCATTAGATTACCATATCTTGCTTCTAGCTTTTCTGGATTTTCATCATATACTAATTGATGTTGGTCATTATTGCCTAAGTCTTGTAATTCTTGTGCAATAAATCCATTTCTTATTGTTCCATTTAATGTGCTTTCTTCTTTAGCATCTCTTAAATTCCATTTAAATTGAACTGGTCTTGTTTTATTAATGAAATCTAAACCATAAGGTAAATCAATTATATCTGTTTTATCTCTAACATCTGATAAAGAACTTATAGATGTTTGCTGACATCTTAATGCAGTAACATCTGCATTACCTAAAGTAATACTATTATTTGCACTTGCACTCGCAACATTTGCTTCAAATCCTAAACAAGTATTTTGACCACCACTTGTAAGTGTCGCACCAGAATCATAGCCAACGCATGTATTTTTTTGTCCAGTATCAATGTTTTTTCCTGCAAAAGCACCAAATAATTGATTTCTTAAACCAGTAGTTACACTTTTACCTGCATCATATCCTACAGCTACAGCTTCAAAGTTGGCTTGTGAGCCATAATTTAAAACTTTGAAAGCATTAGCTCCTATTGCTACATTTCTGCTATCTTGTGTTGATGCACTAAGTGCAAATAGTCCAATTCCAACATTATCATCAGCATCAGTAAGTGCATCACCTGAAAGACCACCAACGAAAGTATTGTTAACTCCTGTTGTTAATGATGCTAATGTAAGAGTCCCTATTGCTATATTGTAATTATCAGTAGTACTAGTAAAGTTTTGAGTTGTTAAAGCTCTGTGACCTATTGCTACAGAATGTTTTCCTTTAGTATCTGAGCCTAGAGAATCATAACCAAGAACTGTATTCTCATTTCCTGTAGTTAAGGCATCTCCAGCTAGACCCCCAATTAGAGTGTTTTGTACACCTGTTGTTACTGATTTACCTGCATTATGCCCAACTGCCGTATTGTAAACATCTGTTGCTCCAGAAAAACTTTGTGATTGCAAGGCTTTAGAACCAATAGCAATACTATTATTTCCTTTTACATCTGCACTTAAAGCATTGTATCCAAGAGCCACATTTTCTGCACCTGTATTTAATGCGTCACCAGATAATGCACCAACTAAAGTGTTGAGAGTTCCTGTTGTGATTGCTGCTCCAGAAGCGTGTCCAACTGCTGTATTATGAGAATTAGTAGCAGAAGTAAAATTTTGTGTAGATAATGCACCATAACCAATGGCAATAGACCTACTACCTTGAGTATCAGTAGTTAGAGCTTGGTCACCAATAGCTACATTGAAATCTGCATCAGTCAAAGCATCTCCTGCACGACTACCAATTAGGGTGTTTTGAACTCCTGTTGTTATTGCTCTACCTGAGAAATATCCGACTGCTGTGTTGTGACCATCTACACCTGCATTAAGTGTTAACAGAGAATTAGTGCCAACTGCTGTATTCTTTCCGTGTGCATCTTCTGAATATAAAGCTCCATAACCTAATGCTGTGTTGTCATCTCCAGTAGTTAAAGCTGTACCTGCTTCATCGCCAACTACAGTATTAAAATTACCCCCACTTGTAATTGAGTTACCTGCATTGACACCTGCTATAAAGTTAGATGTTCCTGCTGTGTTTGTAGACATACCATCTGATACAACTGTACCTGTTACGTCAATGCCTGTTGATGTGGTGGCGAGTTTAGTACTACCGTCATCTGATAACTCAAGAGAACCAATGCCATCTATTTTTAATTTATTAGTATCAGTGCTAATACTGCCGTGGAGAGTGCTTCCTTTAAGTATTTGCAAGACTTGATTGTGATTTGTTCCACCATTAATAAGTTGCAAAACCGAGTTTGTTCCTAATTGTTTCATCTCAAGAGGGTTGCTTGTAAGATTTAACTGATTTTCACCAGTTGCACTATTATACCTTATTTCAAAATCATCATCATCACCAAATATGACTTTATCATTATCACCTAGATTAAGATTAGCTGAAAGAGTAGTCTCACCTGTAACTGCAAGAGTACCTGCCATTGTGACATTACCATCAAACGTGCCACCATCTGCCTTGCTTACTGTATCAGCTACAGAAAATACATCATATGTTACAATCTCTATGATATCACTTACAGCAGCACCTTCTCCTAGCACAATAGATGTACCACTAGTGGCAGTGTAATCTGCGTCACCTAGCTTAACACCATTTCTGTACACATCAACGTAGTTGCTATCTCTGTAGCTTAGTGAAATACCTTCTGACCCTGCACCACTGAATGTTGTCTGTGAAGCAGTGGCTGTGTAGGTATGTTTTTGTCTAACTCCGTTGGAAGGAGATACTCCTATGTATGCCATTATGCGTTCTCCAATGTTTCTATTCTAGCTTCTAATTCTTGTATTGTCTTTACGAGTAAAGGCACAAGTTTGCTTTGGTCTATGCCTTGATAGACAGGGTTACCATCATCATCTAGTTCATTGTGTGTGCCACTAATAGCTTCAGGTACAACTGACTGCACCTCATGTGCTAAGAAGCCATCTACTGTGGTGTCTGCATCTGCTATGAAGTTAAAACGAACTGGATTAAGTTGCTTTAGTCTAGTTGTTGCATCCCAATCTGCTGTTACATTTTCCTTAAGTCTATGGTCTGAAGAAGTGTTGTAAGATGTTGATGAACCATTTGTTTTAATACTTCCAACAAATCCATTTGGATTTACAAATGCAATTGCATCTCTATTTGCTATATTATCACAACCAAAAAGACCTCCATATCTAGAACCATCATTTAAAGCAACTACATGACCTTCAGTTGCTATATATGGACTTGCATCAGAATCTCCAAAAGAAGTTGCTCCAGTTCCGTGCATATATACATGAGTTGTATTATTACCTACTCTAAATTGTATTTGTTCACTGCCAAAAGACCCATTATGGTCAAAGGTTATTCCACCCTCTATTGTTGAACCTTGCACAAAGTCTATCTTACTGTCGTGACTTGTACTATTAGCAGTAATGCTTATTGTGCAGTCTCCTGCACCTTCTACATCTAAAGTAGTATCAGGACCACTAGTGCCAATGCCGACATTTCCATTATCATCAATCCTAAATTTTTCTGTACCATTCTTATAAAATATATGACCACCATTAGCAGAATCATATATTATATTTTCACCAGTGCTTGATTGTATTAACAAATTATCTGATGTTGTTTGGTTACCAATAAAATGACTATCACCAAATGTAATATCACCAGATAGGTAGAGGTCTTTGAAACGACCTGCTGGTTCACCTAAATCTACTGCTCCATTTATTTTTGCACCAGTAGTAGCATTTACTGAATAAATACTATTATCACCATCGTGAAATCTTAATCCAGTATCACCAGTACCAATATATAAATCTCCATTTGAAGTACCAATATTTCCTACAAGAGAGCCGTCTTTGCGGAGTTGCACAATGTCGCCGTCTGATGTGTTTCTATTAAAGTAACCTACAGTGCCACCATCTCGTGACACGGACAAGAAACTACCTACAGTAATACCTAAGTTAGTGTTACCCACACCTTCACCTACGGCAGTGCATCCCACCAACAAGTTGCCACTACTGTCTATTCTCATGCGTTCATTAGCTGACCCATCTAAAAGTCGTATAGGTGATGATGAACTGCTTCCTATGTAGCCAGTAGTAGTGCCACTATTTTCAAAAACAATCTTTTTAACTTCATCATTAGTACTATTTATATTTAGTCCAGTACCTGAACCTTCTACTGACAAAGTATTAGCAGGACTTACAGTTCCTACACCAACCCTATTGTTAGCTGAGTCTACATAAAGTGTTGATGTGTCTACTGTTAGGTCACCACTAAACGTACCTGTAGTGGTATCAACAGCAGTTGCAATTATATCGGCAGGTTTTTTTCCTACGTATGTCATACGTTACCCCTTATGTAATATCTAGATGACTCAGAACAACGTCAGCAGAAGATGCTTGACTAGATGTAACTTTAACTGCATCACCCGGTTCTAATACAAGTTTCTGGTCTCCACCTACAACTACCAACGAACCACCTACAGGTATAGGTGCTCCCTTAACAATGTAAACACTGTCTTCTGCACCGCTAGTACGACTTGAAGCATCAAGCTGTACATCTACAGTGATTTGGCTAGTGACTATGTTGGAGATACTAAGACCAATGATGGTAGTTTCAGTTGAAGCACCACATGTTAGTATAGTAGCAGGTGATGTACCAATTCCTGTATCAGTTTCTGATAAAAATGCGTTTGCCATTTCCTTTTCCTTATGTTATATAATTATACTCGGTTTTGCTTTATTTGTCAAGTATTTTCTTATCCTAGAGCAATTGCCATTGCTACTGCTGAGTTATTTGCTTCCGTGACAGCAAAGGCTGTGGTAGCAACTAATGTATTATTTGTTCCTGCTGTCTGTGTAGTAGCTGTAGTAGCACTATTAATTGTACCATTTAAATCACCACTAAATGTAGTAGCTGTTGAAGTACCACTTATAGTAACAGAGTTTGGTAATCCAATTGTTACTATATTACCTGTTGCACTTGTCTCAATCTCATTAGATGTTCCTGCAACAGTTAGTGTCTCACTGTCAAGGTCAATTGCAATTGTACCACTATCTGTTGTAATATCTAAATCTTCAGCAGTAATTTGTGTATCTACGTAATCCTTAACCGCTGCTGATGTAGGTAAGGATGTATCATTGTCACTAGACCCAATACCTTCTGATTCAGTTACAATGGCTGTACCTTTGAAGTTATCTACCTCAATGTTAGATACTGTGTTATTATCAACGTCAATAGTTTTGTTAGTTAATGTGTCAGTAGTAGCTTTACCTACAAGTGTGTCAGAAGATGTAGGTAATGTAAGTGTACCTGAATTAGTAATACTACTTATAGTAGGTGCTGTAAGTGTTTTGTTTGTAAGTGTTTGTGTTCCTGTAAGTGTAGCAACTGTACTGTCAATAGCTACAGTAAGTGTATTACCTGAACCTGAAGTGTCAATACCTGTACCACCTGCTATGTCTAAAGTTTCGCTGTCTAAGTCAATGCTTAATGCTCCACCTGAGTCACCCTGAAAGTCTAAGTCCTGTGCAGTTACTTGTGAGTCTACATAAGTCTTAATAGCTTTTGCAGAAGCTAGTGTGTCATCGCTACCTGATACAGAAGATAAGTCTGTGTCTAGTACACCTGATTTAAGATTGTCAACTTCAATGTTAGAAACAGTATTGTTGTCTACATCTATTGTTTTATTTGTAAGTGTTTGTGAGCCTGTAAGTGTAGCTACAGTAGAATCTATTGCAAAGGTAACAGCGTTACCACTACCACTTGTATCAATACCTGTACCACCTGTGAGAGTAAGTATCTCACTATCTAAGTCTATGTTTAATGCACCACCACTATCTGCTTGGAAGTCTAGGTCTTGAGCAGTTACCTGTGCATCTACATATGCCTTTACAGACTGCTGTGTAGGTACAAGAGTAGCACTGTCAGATGCCATGTTATCTTCATCTACAAACGCTGTAATAGTTATAGAGCCATCAGACAAGCTACCATATGTTAGTGTACCTGATACGTCTGCATCACCATTTATGTCAATTGTTGGTGCGGCTATTTGGACTTCTGTGTCGGCAACAATGTCAAGTTGTCCATCGGCACTTGAATTGATGTATAAAGCTGTGTCTCTGAATTGTAACTTCTCTGTAGAAGCAACAAGTATGTCATCACTGAACTCAAAATAATCCTCATCTTCCATCCATTTAAGGACACCATCATTTGACTCACCATCAAATGTAACTGTAATATCTGTACCTGCTGTGCCATCTCCTAGTGTAAGAGATGTGCCAAGCATCTTAGTGATAGGACCACCTTCAGCAGTCGTACCATCATGGGTATGTCCTGTACTTGCAGCAAAGGCAGCTAATAACTGATTGAACTCATCATTGGTATGAGCCGCAGTGATTATATCTCCATCTGTGTACGAGGATTGTCTAGTGTATGTAGCTCCCATTTATCTTCTTGCTCCTAATTGATATTCTAGCTGAAAACCTTTAAGTGAATAAGGTGCACTTCCTGTTCCATCTCTAACTCTTAATGCTACAGCAAAACCTGAACCTTCTACGGCTTGTCTAACTAAAGGTTGTGCAGCTCCACCATATGTAGGTACTCCATAAACTGATGTGCCATATATAGCAACAACATCGCCTGAGTCTAAAGGGTAGGCGGCAGGTCTAGATGAGTCAGATGCTTCATAGTCATATCTTAAAAATAAATCAGCGTCTACTGTTGATTCAGGTTTATAGTTAATAATAACCCTTTGCATATGTTTTCTTATTCCGGGGTCATTAAAAGTTAAGTCTGGACTTCTATATTTACCTGCTATGTTAACACCATCAAAGGTATCACCTGATTCTTGTCTGTAAATGTAACCGTCTTCATACCCACCGTGTAAAACTATAACATCACCATCATTAACAAAGTGGTCAGTACTCGCAGGTTTTATTCCTCTAATCTCAGCAAACTCAAATCTTTGTCCTTTAAGAACACAAATCACACCCTTTGTTTGTGTTTCCAATGTTCCACTCTTAGTAAAAAATATTCTATATTGTGTTTTGTCAGGTATAACCGTGCTATCAAATTCTGATGAACTAGCTATGTTATCATTAAATATAGACTGCACGTTAGAGCTTATAGTGCCCAACTCCACGTCACCAATTCTAGCTGTACCTGCGATGGTACGCAAGCCATCAGGACCAAGAAAGATAAGGTCACCAGCAAATTCTTGAATTGTGTCACCATTTATACAACCTATGTCTCTTGTTACATCTTGTATTGCAAAGTCAGTAACGGAAGAACCTGCTAACTTAAATATTCTATTTTGACAAAAGATAAACAAGTTATCTCGGAAAACCTTGATGCCTACTATATTATCATCAACTGCAATAGAACCTGAGCCTGAACCACTAGAAAAGTTATCTTCATCAAAAGGTTTACTAAACACTAGTTCTTGTGGGGTACTAGACATACCTGAGTAAAACATATGGTCTCTAAAAGCAGCTACATGTTTAGCACCTGCTACTGAAGATGCCGCTACATCTGAAGCTGTTAAAGATGAATTAAATATTGTTGGTGCGTTAGTACCATCAACAACTATTAACTTATCTGTACCATCAAAGTTGTATCTCTCAAACCTATACTTACCTGCATTTGTTCTACCACTATCTATACTAGTCCAAGATGAACCACCCGGGTCTGCACTATAGATACTTTCGCCTCTAGCTGCCAAGACCTTACTACCAAAAGTAACAACCATAAGTACTTTTTCGGTAGAGGATGCTGTCTGTGGTACAACTGCATCTACATATTTAGAGTAACCATTTATTCTTCTGTAGCCACCTGTTATGTCAGGCTCAAAGTTTTCTAGCTCTAATGCTTCACCCGGTTGCATCATAAATGTAGATTTATTTAATACTAAACCACCTTCACAAGTAAATGCTGAAGGCACTGTTTGAGATTGGTCTGCCATATTAATTTACTCTAATGTTTAAAGTAGAGCTATTACTTCCTGAACTTGATTGTGGTATGTAAGTAGACCTTACATAATCAAATCTATTAACCAACAATGTCTGCATATTTTTTATACCCTGTTCAAATCTTCCAAAGTTTAATTGATATTGCTGTGTCTCACCCCTGTATTGATAAACAAATGCTGTAGCACCATCTATAATAACCGCCGCAAATCTATCAGGTACAGTTGTTACGTCATCAAATAATGATAAGTCAGTAGGAAATGAAAAGTAATCATACTTTATAGTATATGATTTTTTAGGGAAGGGATATAAAAGATAATTGTTATCAGGGGTTCTTATAACAAACTCAGGAACACCACCCCCGTCAAACTGCGTAACAGTAATACCGCTATCTATTGAAGCCGCTGTAGTACCACCTGCACCTCTAGTGCACCCTGTAAATGTTGTACTTGTTGTACCTGTATATGTAATTTCTTCATTGCCGACAAACAAAGTACCCGTGCTGTCAAAACCTGTGGTGCTTGTGACGGTTATGGTTGTTACACTATCAGTGTGTGTCGTACTAGTTACTGTACTACTTATTTCATCTTCTTGTGTAATAAAATTATTTACATAATCATTATAGTTTAATATTCTTAAATTGCCACCTCCTATACCTAAGTCAGAGTCTTTAATAATTCTAAAAGTATTGTAATCGACTGTTTTAGTTGTAGTAGGTAAAGAATATCTAACCACTCCTGCTGTTAATACTTTTGTATCTGTAGCATGATTAAATGGATATTGAAATTCTTTCTGATTTATATATCTTATTGATTCATTAACTGCGTTTTGGCATTGAACTTGTATACCCCTAGCACTAGAAAAGGTTGCTGAAGTTAATGCAACCTCATTCAACCTTGCTATTACTTTATTTGTTAATGTTAGGTAGTTTTCTGCCATAATAATTCCTATAAAGATAAGAGAGCAAGTTGCCCTGCTCCCTTATATATGATTTAAGCTAAAGTGTCTCTATCTACTTCGTCAGCAGACATATCACCTTGGTCACTTATATCCATCATCATTGCATAGACACGGATTTTACCTGCACTGAATGATGCACCACTACCTGCTAATAACACATCAATAGTGTCAGCAGAAGTAGAAGCAGTCAAACCTGTGATTGCAATTTGAGGAGCATAAGCACCATCGGCAGCACCATCAATATCAAAAGTTGCAACAAACTCATCAACGTCACCACCTGTGAAACCAAGTGATGCTGTTGCGTCTGTACCAGTATTCTGAGTTGCACTTTCTACAACCTGAAGACCTGCACCCACAACAAGAGTATTAGCTGGAACTGTGATAGCTTGAATGGTATCACCGTTAGGATTAATACTATTAGCAGTTAAGTCAATAACGTTATCTATATAGTATACGTTTCTGCCTCTCTGGGAGTTGCCAGAAGCGGCTTTAAGAACAGCAGTAATATTCGCCATAATTCAATCTCCCTTTACGCTAAGTGATAAGCACAAGTAGTGATTGCTTCTGGGCGAAGTATCTTCCTACCGTACAAATGCATACCACGAACAATATCAGCAAAAGAATCAGGGTCTCTGTAAGTCTCTGTCTTGTTGATTTGCTCGGCAGTAGCTACTGATGAAGAATGACCAGCAACAATTACACCATAGTTAGTGGAACTGTTAGCACCTGTATTAGATGGTCCAGTACCTATTTTTGGTAAATTGTTTGACTGATAAACCTTGAAACCATGTAGGTTGTTTAGAATTAAACCATTCTGTAGTCCTGAACCACCAAAGTCTGCATCAAATAATCTTGAATCTTCATCCTTTAGTACTTCTATAAATACAGGGTCTAATACTAACCATCTACCATTAGTGTCAACATTCTGTTGGTCTAATAGTCTAGACATTCTAGCAATAACAGTTAATGGGTGTCTATCACCGTTTGCAGGAGCAGCAGTTGTAGCTCCACCTGTTCTTGGTAAGATAGCCACAGCGTCACCTGCTGAACCACCGAAGTCTGAAGCATCAACTTTCATTGATGATAAGAGTTCGTCAGAACCTGCAGTTGAAACAGCAACAGTACCGTTAGTGGTAGTATTAGCTGTATCAGGTGCACCGTGTATAGCTGATTGCTTAAAACCTGACATATAACCAAGTACATCTTGGTCAAATTGGTCGGCTAGTCTATAAGCTGCTCTATCTGATGCTAACTGTTGAAAGTTAATATGAGAGTGAGCCTCTTCAATATCATCCACTTTAAATGCAAAGTAATTAGCTTTGTCAATAGTAAGTGAAAATTCTTCGTCATCAAGGTCTTGAGGAGTAATTGCTGTTCCTCTTGCATATTCCTTGACTGTTATTTCTGGTTCTTTGATAACCTTAACGGAATCGCCCATATTAGCAATCTCACCGAAGTAATCACTGTTAGTGATAGCTTCAACGACAGACCCCTTGCGGAAAGCAAGTTGAACCTGTTTGCTGTAAATAATAGGACTAAAATTACCGTTAGGAAGATTACCATAACCAGCTGCTGCTGTAAATGCCATTTTTAAATCTCCTTAAACATTTATCAAATGTACACGGAATGTGTACTATTAGTTTTTAGTCATTTTACTTTATAAGGACCATTCATGCGTTGAGGTTGTACGTAGGATAGCGATTCCTTTGTAGGCTCACATAATTGGGTAATCTCTAAAGTTTCGGGAATAGTGCAACACAAGTAACCAAGTATGGGGTTATGTTACACTTTTAGTTATTATAGTTATACCTATAATAAATTACTTGTCAACTATTATCTTGCATTTCCTGATATATCATATATAAAATTGCCTGACCTAATAGCTTCCATTATCTGTTCTGACTTAGCTTCATACTCTTGAGGACTCATTTTGTCTACTTGAGACTCTTTAAACCCTACGCTTTTGCTAGTTTCTGAAGGAGTCGTTTTGCCTTTCGTTGTGACTGCTTTAGCAGCACCTGCATCATCTGACTTCTCTTTTGTCTTACTAATTCCCTTATCTGCCTTATAGAGGTCGATTGCTCTTGCTGCAGATTTGGCATCATTATTGTTTTCGTACAAAGCATTTTGTACCCATTGTGGTTGGTCTTCTGCCCAATCATGGAAGTCATCACTTTCTCTTATGTCTACGAAATCTGGATGTATTCGTAGTAATTCTAATTCAGCTTTCTCTTTTACGGAGTTAGCATCTCTTTCATCTATTTCTTTTATTCGTTTAGCTATATCTTCTGATTGCTCTCTTGCTTTTTTTGTAGCAATTGTTTCTACTATAGCCGCTACATCAGGGTATTCCTTTGCCCATTCACTTATATCTTCATCCGACTTAGGAAGTTTCATTTCTTTTTTAGTTGCTTTATCTAACTGTTCTTTCAAATCACTTAGTTGCTTTTGAAACTCTCGTTCCTTTTCTTGGGTATGTCTTCGTAAGTCTCCATAACGCTTTTTAAAAGTTTTCTCTTCAGCAGAAGTCGGTTCTTCTTCATTATTATTTTCCGCTTCTTTAGCTTCAGTTTCAACTTCACCCTTTTGTTCTTTCAATAGCTGTTCTAATTCAGCTTCTTCTTTTTTTATTCTTTCTTCTTGCGTGTAAGGTTTAGTTACAAATGCAACTTTTTTAGGTGTTGCTTCCTTAATCATAGCTTCTGCCATTTATTTTCTCCTTGGGGTTATCGTAGCCAAATATGTTGGGGGATAAGTAGCCTATATGTGGGTTATTGTCTTGAAGCCAACCCACCTCGCTTCTTCTTATTAGCTTTAGGTAAATTCTTTCTTTGTATAAAACCACCTGATGCAGTAGAAAATCCCATATCGGATGATGCAGAACCGCCACCACTACTTTGACCACCGTCATCATCGCTAGAATTATTATCATCATAACTTGGTGTTACAGTTCCAAAGTCACTATACAAACTACTACCTACACCATAATCACCACCTCGTTGAGCTGCTTCTTCATTTCTATCTAAGTATTCTTGAGAAGCTATGTTTGAAATACCTGCACCTTTTCTGCCTTTATACATATCATCATATATATCTTGAGTTTTCTTTGCTGCTTTTTTTAAAGATGCTAATTTATTAGGTGACATATTTTCAAAAGGGTCTTTAAGTAAACTAGGGTCTCTTGCTAAACCTACTTTAAGTTCTCTCTGAACTTTAGGAGATAATTGTAAAAATTGGTCTACTTGAGTTACTGCACCTTTTGGAGTAGAAACTCTTGAATCTCCTTTTGTTAAAACTGATGGTTTAGGCGTTGGAAAAGCTCCAGTAAATTTTGTAGTATCGGTTTTTCTACTTGGTGTAACTTCATCAAAAGGTTCTACATATCCCATAGTAGTAGTAGTTTTGGGTTTTTGGTCTCCACCTTTTATTTCATCTCCTACTTTAGTAAGTCTATCATCTTTAGGGTCGGCAAATTTAGTACCGCCACCTGTTTTATATCCTAGCTCTGTTGCCCATGCATCATATCTTTCTTTTCCCTTTTGCCCTAATGCGTTATATTCTTTTGTAGATACAGTAGAACCATGCCAACCTGTATTAAAACTAGCTGACATATGTTTAGCAAAGTCTGCTGCACTTTTATATGAAACAGTTCCTTGTTCTGTTAATGCAGCAGAACCATTATTATTCATAGCTAAACCACTATTGTGATATACACCATTAGTTGCTATGTCTACATCTCCTGCACCTGTTCCAAACTTAAATGTTGGAGTAGCACCAAACATAGCAGTAGCATTTCTTATATCTGTATCAAAAGCTTTTTGTGAATTTTCTTCTAACACTTCTTGTGGAGTTATACCTTCAAATGCTCGTTCTTCATCAAGAGCTTCTGCAGGAGTTAATGTTTCAGGTTTATCTCTACCTGTTAAGCTACTTATAATAGTTCCACCAATAGCTGCTATAGGATTAATTAAAGCACCTACTGCTGTAGCTAAACCTTTGCCTACTCCCGCTTCTCTTCTTTGTGCGGCTTTAGCTAAATCAGATACCGCTGTAGATTTAATACCTACACTATCATCTCCAGTATCTTGCGTAGTAGCACTTCTAGCACGAACATCAGTTACTGTCTGCTCTTGTTCTTTTTCTTTTTCAGCAACAGGTTCAGGTTTATAACCTGCTGGAATAGGATATATAGGTTGCTCATTAACAAAAGGTATATATAGTTTTTCACCTGCATCATTTATATATACACGTGTTTCTGATTGTTGCTGTTGTCCAAATGGTGTACCTATAGCTTGTTCAAACGTATAAGGTACTTTAGGCATTACTTGAGAAGACGCATACACAGGTGCTTTTGGCGTTTGTACAGTAACAGGCTGTGCAACTTGTTGTGGTTGTGTTTGAGCAGGGGCAGCAAACATAGATGGTTTAGTAAGTTGTGTTGTAGGTCCTTGTATATTAACACCCGGAACTACACCACCTTCTGCCATTTGTTTAAAAGGTACACCGTCAGGTATGGTAGCTTGGTCAGAATTACCCATTTGACCCATTTGTTCCATCTTTTGTAAACCTTGTTTAGCTTGGTCTCTAATACCCATAATTTTTTCTAAGCCATGATATCTTACAACATCCGCAGGTAACACAAATTCACCTTCGCTTAGTTGAGCAGGTATATCATCTCTTACTTCTTCTTGAGTAGAGCCAATAGGTACGGGGTTATTTGATACAGGGTCTTTAGTTTTTCCTTGGTCTTTTAAACCGCCATCTTCAAACAATTCCATTTGGTCGCTTACAGGTTTTTTAGCCATCGTTTTTATTTACCTCGTCTCTTAAATATTTTAATCTTCTCAATGCTGCTATTGCACCTTGCGTTCTATACATAACAACTGTATCTTCTGTTTGCTCTATAGCTTTATGATGCTGTTCTATTAAAGCATCTAAATACTTATTGAGTTGGTGCTGGTGGCTGACTAGGGGTTTGAGGTTGCCCAGTATTTGCTTGTCCATTTCCACTAAATCCTTGTTCATTCGGTTGCGGCACTTGACCTGTTCCTATTGTTCCTCCCCCTGCTCCTGTGGAGTCCATTGGATTTGCACCTGCTGGAGCTTGACCTTGAGGTGGTGGAGGTCCTTGAAACTGTTTAAGTAACTCCGCTTGTAAAACAGCTTCATCCATATTGTTAGTAACCTTTGATGGGTCTAAATCCATAGCTTTTGCTATTTCTCTAATTATATAATTAAACTTAGCAAACGGAGCAAGGGCAGGATTAGATGCAGTTTGTAAAAATTGCATTAGTCTTTGGCTACGGACTTCGTTTGCCATTAGGCTTTCCGTTCCTCTAGCATGAACTTCTAAATCACCTCTTATTTCTGGGTTAAAATTAAATTGCATATTAAATCTAAACAATCCTTCACCTAAAGGCTTAAGTAAATAATCATCTACATTTTTAATAACAGTTTTAATACTGCCACTTGCTGCGTTCATTAACATAGATATGCCTGATGCAGTTCTTCCTACACCGGATACTCCTGTTTGTCCATGAGAGAATGATGGTAATCCTGTACTCTCATCTGCTAGTTGTCTAGCTTTATCAAACAATTGTAAGTTTTCATTTGATACATTTGGAAACTTCGTACCGAAGATAGCTTGACCCGGTGCACCACCTTGCCTTCTAAATACTTTACCCGGATATACAGATAAGTCTTGTCCCGGAACTAAGTTTGTTTCATCCACCTCTATAAGTAAATTACCTGATAACACCGCATTATCAACAGCCATTCTCATAAAACCATTCATCAATGTTTGTGTGTCATCCATATTTTCTGCTAATCCAATTCCAAAAAAAGAATATGGATTTAATTCATAAGGTGCAGCCATGTATGGTATCTTAGCAGGTTTAAATGGGTTAAGTACAACTCTAAGTAATCTACCCCCAGAAACCCACACATTAACTTGTAGCTCTTCAAAGTCTTTTAATTCTTTGGGAATATCAACCCCTTGGTCTTCAAGCATTTCGGTATCTAACATACCCCAGTATTCAAGAACTTCAAAACGTTCTACATAGCTATCTTGATTATAATCTATTAAGTCATCTTCCCAATATTTTTTTGTATAGTTTTCTCCTTCTGATATTACCTCTTCTATAACGTTATCTCTAAAGTAAGGTCTTCGTTTTAAAGCACGTAGCTCAGAGCGTGACATTTTGTGTCGTTCTATTATGTATTGTGCTTGTTCAATATTAGTACTATCAGGGTCAGGATAAAAGTTCCAAACGGAAACATGGCTGACTTGAGGAATTGTTTTAAATACAGGAGAATACTCCCCTTCTTCATCCCAGTTTGGGTATTCTTTGTCAACAGCAAAAGGTCCTTTCATTACCCCTGTACCAAACAACGCCATTTCAAAAGCTGTACTTCTAAGATGTTTGTTGGCATGAGATTCTTGCAGTTGGTCCATGATTTGTTTTTCCATAGACTTAGCTGCAATCATTGCAGGACTATATGTTATCGCTGTAGGAGTTTGTCCACTGCCTTCTTTAAGATTTTCAACGTCTTCAAGCTTTTCCCCCAAAGGACCAAGCATATCTTGCAAGCTTTTAGCTGTAGCTCCTTTAGGAAGCTCTTTGCCATCTCCCATAAAACCGTAAGGAGAAACCACATCTCCGCTGTCATTTTGATTACGTAATTCTTGAGGTTCTTTAGGGTCGAAACTAACATCTTTAGCAATTCCTTCTGGTAACTCTGTTGGCTCTATGCTTATAGGAAATTTATTTCCCGCAAATAATACATCAGCAATCTGTCCATAAGCGGCTAATGTTTTTGTTTTAGTTATTTTAATAAATACTCTAGACTTTTCGGCTTCCGTAAACTGAACATCAGGTCCATATATACCTCTATAATTTCTATAGGCACGAACCCATCTTGTTTCATCATCATATCTGTAGTCTTCTGATTTTTTAAACTGTGACATAACATGACTAGCAATACCTTTTACTTCTACATCAGTTACATCAGAATCTTTAGAGTCCTCTAATGCAATCGCATCATCTTCTAAATTTATTTCGTCTTCAGCCATATTAATATCCAAACGTTGAATCTGCTACAGGCATACTACTAGAAGGTCTGCCATGTGGGTCGTAATCAAATATACTAAATCTTGGTCGTGACATTATACCATATCTTAATGCATCATACAAGTGGTCTTCGGCTCTAGTATCTACGTCTTCGGGATTTTTTTTATCCAAAGGTATAGAAGGTAATTGCGAAACCGTATTAGTACACGTATTAAAAAACACTATTCTAGGTTCTTCTGTATATTCGTCTACTTGCAAACGTCTATGTATCTCATTCTTACCTGATACACGACTACCTTTACTTCTATCAGAAGGTCTCCAACGACACCCTCTCTGTATCATTTGTTCCGCAAGAGAAGGACCAGTATCACCACGTTTGTGCCAAAGGCTACTGTCAAGAACACCGTACTTAATATTTCCATCTTCTGCTTCCAATTCATTTATCATATCTGCCAAATCTGTGGCAAGGACTTTGCTAACATAGAGTTCTCTATAAACAATAAGTTGTTCAGATGGTGAGACAGCAAACCATAACACCCCACTATAAGAACCATACCCATAATCACAAGCCCTAAATTTGACCCAATTACTAGGGATGTGAAAAGGCTCAACAACGTGAATATCACGATTGAACTCCGTAAAAGCGGCACCTTCTTTAATATCCCAATCGCCTTCAAGTAATTGCCTACGCTGTTGCTCTGGGAGTGATAGCAACATTGCTTCGTAATCACCTTCTCTAGATAAATACGGATTGTCAAGTAATCTTGCAGGGATAAATTTCCTTTTAAATAACGATTGTCCAGCTTTGCTATGTCCTGCTGGATACTTAAGTATTTCCCCGGTCTCAATATCTGTTGCATCAAATGTCTTTCCATATGGTGCGGGGTCAATAAACATTTTTTTGACCCAACCATGACCCGGACCTCCCGGGTTTGTGGTTGCCCTCATATAGATTGGCAAATCTGATGATGCTGTTCTTAAACGTGAACGCATGTAATTCCATGAAAATGGAGTTGCCCACTGCGTTAACTCGTCAAACCCTATCCAACTAAATGCCAATCCTTGATATCTTAATACGTCATCATCTCTGTCAAGGTATGACATCCACAATCTAGCACCTGATGGTGCTACCCATTGCATCTTTCTTTCTGACCATTTTATACCCTTCCAAATCTTAGGATATAATTCTTGTGACTTCCATACTAATTCTCTAAGTTCTTCTGTTGTATGTCTTAATAATAAACCACTAAACGATGGATGACCCATATATCTTAAAGGGTCTGCAAGCATAGCATATGATTTACCACCACCTGCACTACCTCCATATAATACTTCTCTTTCATTTGCCGCAAGAAACTCTGTCTGTGGTCCTGCATTTGGTTTAAAGATTACATTAAGAGATTCTTCTTCTAATCTTTCTACTTCAACTATACTAGGTTTTTGAACCGAGTCTTTCTTCTTCAATGGCTTTCGCCTTTTCGATTGCTTTCTGGGCGTACTCAGACCATTTTCTGAGAGTTCTAGCTTGGTTCTTACGTTGTTGCTCATGCATTAACCTTTTTCTTAATCCTACGTGAGATATTTCTCTACCTGTTTTTTGAGTAACCCAATTAGCAACTTGCCTATAGGAATACTGTCTTACATACTTTCTAGCCATTTCAATAGCTTCAAGTTCAAAGGGTATTGGATTAAGTACGTCAGGGTCTTCTTTATCTTTTTCATATCCAAAAGGTATTATTCGTGATATACGTGGTATCTTAGACCACTCTTTACCTTCTTCATCCTTTATGTCTGTAGGTTGTGGTAACTTCCACTTACCTAAACTTCTTACTGTCATTCTACTCTTTATTTTTAGGAGGTAATATCATAACACCACCTGATGCCTCTACTTGTACCTTCTCGGTCTTAATTAAACCTACTCTGTCTAGCAGTTCTTTGCTTGCTGAGAGCTTATCTCGTATGCCAAGCTGGGTAGGGTCATCTACACCACTTACCATAGCCACAGCGGCTTTAGGTGCGTTTCTACCCATATATAATTGTGTAGCTTCCATAATCTCTTCTTTGAGAGATTTTATTATATCTGTTGTACTAGATGTTTCAGAATATCCTGCAAGCACTTTAGCCTGTGCGACATCTCCACCTGCACCATCAAATAGTACATCAAGAAACTTTTGTTGTCTTTCGGTTAGTTGTCTACTCATACGGGTGGGTTCTCTCTATGATGCTGCCTATCCACGATTGCTATTAGACGTTTTGCTCTATTGGGAGTCTGTTTAAACCAACGAGAATCTTCCATTTCGTCTGCCATTTTATGCCAATCTAAATCTTCTACGGCGGCAATCATATTCTTAAATTTAGATAGGCGAGGTCTACCTAATTGAAAACACATATTGGCTAATACATGTTGTATATCTTCAGGTAGATTATCGAATTGCGAAAACAATAGGTTACAATCTTTTATAGTTGTTTCTATGTCTTTCGCAAACCAATCATCCACTTGTTCATGTGGAATCCTTGTTCCTATGGGTTTTTCATAATACTCTTCATCCCATTCTGTAATCAGATGTCCAATACCCCCTGTAGGGTATCCTTCTGAACATTTATATATTTCGTACTTAACGCCTTCATCGTCTGCTATTTCATCTTGTAGTTTTATTAAGTTCATTGTCTTCCTTTACATGCACAAGTCTTGATACTTGGTTGTGTGTAGTCTATGCTTAGATAAGTCTCCGCTAGAATGTATAAATAAGTTTTTAAACCAAGCAAACATTATTTTTTCCTCATAATCTTCATAGCCTGACCTGCACCCTTAATACCAAACGATGCACTAATTGCTATAAACAAAAGATATTGATACCACTCAGGAAGTGTATTCAATACCTCAAACCCTGTTCTTACATATTCTGTCATGCTAGGAATGAACACTAGTATAGCAGGTAAAAGTAAAACTGTCAAGGCAAATTCGTCTTTCCATGAATTATCTGTGGCATCTGCCATAGACTTTTCCCATTCAACTTCGCCTGTTGCTACCTTCTCAGCTACAACTGCTTTAGCTTTAGCTTGTGCTACCTTTGCCTGTCCTTCAGCTTTAACCTTCTCAACCTTGCTGTCCATCCAAGAACTAGCGAGATTTGCGATTGGTCCTATCAACGCTGTTAACATTACTATCTCCTTTATGTTCGTGACCCATCCAAATACCAAAGACACCTGTCATCACACCCATAACTACTGACACGAAAGCTGACTGAGCCGCTGTTGGTGCATCAAGTTCCATAAACCATTCTGCACATCTCCATGACATTACTGTGCTTGCAAGCATCATACATCTAGGAAGTATTTTCCATTCTAAGAATTGTTCAACGGTTACCACTAAAGTCTTTCCTGCCTAATTCTTTGTTTTGCTTGCCACTGTCTCAGAGCCTTTACGTGTTTTAGCATTAGATAGTTTCCTACCTTCTGGAAGGGCTTCGCTAAAGCGAGATAAAATTCGTATTTTTTCATCTAAATCTCGCCGTTTTTGTAGCAATCTTTTTGGGCTGTTTAGATACCTGTCTACCTGCTCTAGTTGCTTTTCGTTTAGCAGCCGTACTGGCGGCGTATTCACTGGAAGAAAGAGCCTTAATTGCTTTTTCAGGTAGATAACGTTCACCTGTTGCTTTACTCCCTTGTGTACTAGGCTTCCCACTTTTAGTTCGCCACTTTTGTTTTGTCCAATTTGCTAGAGATTTTTGTGGTGCTCTCATATGCTTCCTTTATTTGTTCTATTGTTCTAAAGCATCCTGTACAGACATTTCCTTGTAACTTACAGATGCCTACACAAGGACTCAAAACTTTCCTACCCATTTACCTGCAGCCCACGCTAACAGTCCTGCAAAGAATATAACAACTATAAATGCTATTCCGTAGCCTACATATTCCATTAGTTCTTGTTGACGCTTCTCTGCCATCTTTTCTTGATAGCGTCTAGACTTACGTGCTTCAGCTTGGAAGGCTTGCCAATCTTGCCATAATCCGGGTCTGCCTAGATATATCATCATCTTCTTGAGTTCTTCTTCTTTTTCTTTTATCTGCTCAAGAGCCATGAACTCTTCTAAGTCTGTACCTCCTACACCTTTAGCTTTCTTTTTCTTTAGGTTCTTTTCTATTGCTTCTTTAGAGAATACGAAATCGCTTATATGTTTTGCACACCCACTCAGTTCTTTACCGTTGGACACAAATTGTTTTATGACGCTGAAAGCAGCGTTAGCTGCGGCTAGTTCTGCTAACATTTTATTTTTTCCTTATAGGTTTACAGTATGCTGTTATCTCTAAATTAGCTCCTTCCTTTTG